AGCAGCACTATTTCCGCCTGTACCTAAACTAGGATCAAGGCTAACTACATAAATGCTATCTTTAGTAAGTTCTTTATACCATCGAGTTTGTCCCATGTTCATAATAGGTTGCGACCCGGTCATTCCTGCTAGGTGAATACTGTTAATTAGTGTTTCGTCGTAGACTAAGAATTCACAATTGTATTCACGACGGAATCGTTCTTCTCCAATACGTCCGCGTTCAGTTGTTGCCCATGCATCATCACGGTCTGGATGTTCGCTCCATGCACAGGTAAACGGAAAGAAGCCATTAATACCAATTTCTTGTTCATTACCAAACTCGTCAAACTTCTTGTTGGCTTCTTTCCATATAACAGCAAATGTATCTTCGTCACTGTTAGGGGTCGATGTTAAAATTGCTCGACCACCAGTTGCTAGTGTTGGAGAAATTGAAGTCCAAAACTCGTCAGCAATATTTGGAGGTACAAACGCAAACTCGTCACAGTATAGAAGGGAAATAGACATACCACGACCTGTGTTGCCAGTAGTAGTTGTAGAGACAATACGTGATCCATTATCAAACTCAATAGAGCCCTTGTTATAATTTACTACTCCGGATCTAATATGATCAGGACACAACTCATAAGCATATCTTATACGTTGCATAATTTCTTGTGAACCGGTAAATTTATGTGCTGAAATAAGAATAGTCTGATCCGGATGAAACATAGCGAACCACAGTAAGTAGCCAGCAGCACAGGTAGTCTTTCCCATCTGCCGTGGCAACATATTAACATTAAATCGATGATTATGATATGCATCTAATAGTCTTGTCTGGAATCCAAAAGGTTCAAATAACAGTTTACCTTTGACAGGATGTTGTATGTAAAAATAGTTCTTACAGAAATAGTGATATCCGTCGTTAGGGTTTGAACAGGCTATTAAATCCTGAATATGTGATTCAGTAAATGATTCTTTGGTGTGCGCTTTTTTAGTTAAAACGCCATCTAAACTTTTTGTTGCCATCTCTTATTTACAATAAAAAAGAGGCCTCTAGGGCCTCTTTGAGTAGCTTATAGCTAATTAACGACTTTTAACTTCTTGATACAAAGAACTAAGTCTTGGGATTAAACTTTCAGCAGCTACTGCATAAGGATTGCCGCCGCCATTTACTTTATGCCTTTCATTGCCACCATGACTTGATAGATCGTTGCCTGTAGGAAACGCAGCACCTAATGGAGCAGTTTCTGGATCAGGAGTAGTACTAGCTTGATCAAACCCGCCAGCTCCTGCTTCATCCATGCCTAACAACGGTTCGTCGTGGCCGCTGTCATCACCTGCCATTTTATCAATAATAATTCCCATCTCGCCGTCCATGTCACTACCGTCATCACTCGGACCATTTTCAATATCACGTAAGATATCCATTAAATCACGAATGCCACCCGGGCCAGCTCCGTTCATACTAATATTCATACTGACATTATCTTGTTGCTTAGGTGAGCCCATTGGCATAGGCATATCCATGCCACACTCATCAACAATTTCTTCGTCAACTTTTTTGGCTCGTAAATCTGCTAGATCATCTGCTTCAATGTCGCCATCTTTGTCAACATCTAACTTCTTTTGCCCACCTTTTAATTCTTCACCAATTGGTTGATCCAATTCTCTCATTTTTTGAAATAGTTCATTAAAGTTCATTTTGTTTTTCCTTTAGCAGAACCAATTGGACTTTTGCCGGCAACAGGTTTAGCTTGTTCTTGTGATTTTTCTTTAGGGGCTTTCTTTGCTAGGATAGCATCATTCACGCCTTTGTACTGTACATGTTCTTTTCTAACCTTAGCTAGATCTTTTAAGAAGTTGCTAATACCTTTATCACCTACGGTATTTTGATTACTTTCTTTTTGATAGTCTTGAGTCAATAGTGCTTTCTTCTCAACTTCTGTATGTTCCACATTAAGTTCTGATTCTGCTTCCTCTAACGGACTACGTACTTTGATACGGTCAGCAGTTAACCCTGTTTGTTCTAACATGTAATTAGTTAAGACCGAACTTGTAGTTGGGTACTCTAATTCAACATCAAACACATTAACTTGTGCATTTTCTAATGTAGGAAAATCACGTAATTTAGCTTGAATTGGAGTAGTCTTAGTTTTTGCAAACTTAGCTACTTGGAATTTTTGTAAAGCAGTTTCCATGACATCTTCGCAGTTTTCTGGAAGATCTCCGGCGATTTTAATTTTAAAAGAGTACTTCTTCTCTTCTTTGCTTTCTGCTAGGTATTCTGTAAACGATTTCATATAGGTGATCCTGATATTATATTTATTTCATATTCTTAAGTTTTTCAATTAAGCTATTGCGATCTGATACAATAACTCCGGAACCAGTGACGTCTACACCTCGGTCTTCTCCCTGGTCTTGATCTAACTTTTGTTTCTTAAGCTGTAGTTCAATCATCTTAAGTTTTTTATCAATTTTAGCGGCTTTTGCATCAATTGCATTTTTTAACATGCCACCCGCTACTTCAAAAATACGTCCGCTATAACGTGCTTCAACATTCATACCTAGATCCATTAGATCATCATAGGCATCTGTAGCACGTTGTGCCAGTGCATCAAACTCTGCATCACTTGCATCACCTAGACCTTTTACAGCAGGTAATGCAGCCGCAATTTTGTCAAATTCTGACATGTCGCGAAGGAAAGGTTGGGCAACTTCAGTGGCTTTTTCCTTTTCGGCTTTTTTAATAGCCTTTTTGCTTTCGGGCAAATTTAAGATTTCTTCGAGATTTTTCATAATACTACTTATCGTTTTCCGCCTTGGTGAAATAACTCTTGTTCTGTTAGTATTCTAAACTTGATACCTTGTCTAGCACACCATTCATACGCTGCTCGCCACTTAACTTGATTCTTTGCAAACTGTAGTTGGTTGTTGCGATTTTTACCAACTTTTTCATGTAGTGTTTGATTTTGTGGTTTAACTTCTATAAGTTCTACCTGCATCTTGCCTTTGGCATCTGCATACTGTATGAAAAAATCAGGTACATATACAGTACCTTTACCAGTAAATGGATCTTTATATGGAATTCTTATAGCTTCACTTGCCCATTTTAATATACGAGCATCTTGATCACAGAACCGCATAAAATGCCATTCCCAACTACTACGGTATGTTGGCGATCTGTTTCCTACATACTTGTCTGGATTAACTAGTGTGTATTTTCCTTGGGCAAAGCGGCTCATTGTTTAATGTTTCTGCTTTCAGTAGTTTCTTCTGTAGCAAGTATTTTAAAACCTAATGATGATCTACGATCTCTATATACGTTTAATACTTCAGTGACTACATTACTTAACTGTACATCATTTAATCCCTTAAGCGTGTCAACTAATTTTAAAGGGCTAACATTTTCTATTCTAGCTTGATTCAATAATACAATAGCTGTGCTTTTAGCAGCAAGATCATCAAAATTTCTTTTCATAAAAAATCCAACTACTGCATCAATTTGATTTGTTGGAAATGTTATTTGATGTAAAAAGTAGTTGTCAAAGAATGATCGAACTTCATTGTTTGGAGAACTTTCTTGAGGAAGATTAGAAGTTTGAATTGACATATTAGACCGTATTTGTTAAATTTCTAAGAACACCACGTGTTGGTTTATTGGCGTCATCGTTAATAGGAAAAGAAATATTATTAAGTGCCCCCCTACCAGATTGTGCCGCAGTAGTTAGCGGAACATTAACTGTGGGATTAGAGCTAGATGCAATTGGTAAATTTTTAGTATTATTATAATTATCAATTGCAGTTAACGATTTACCCGTAAAACTAAATGTGTTTTCAGGATTTTGTGTTTCTACTGCTATTTTATTACCAAACACTTGATCAGCGCCAGTACGGACTCCACTTGTACCTTCAACAGGAGTAAAGTTATTAGATCCCCCAACAGTTAACGGACTAGGTGTTGAATCATAATGTGATGAACCAAATCCTGGTGGATTTCCAGCGGCTGCTGACCCCGAGTCATATACTACTGCTTCGTATGCCACTGACATAGTGTGCTGTGCAGTTTCTCCTCCAGAGTATGACATAGTGTCATGGCTCCAACTCACAATAACAGGATTAATTAATTTATATCCGGCCCATTGACGTTTTGCAAATGTATGTATTTTTATATAACTTAAAAATGGACTAACTGGTTCATTTTCTAAACCGTAAAAAGACATTGGGGCTCCTAATGACTTTTGATATAGTCCGCCTTTACCAGCTTTGCTATCGCTAAAGTAATAGTTGTAATAGCTGTCCCATAATCCCCTAACAGTATTTGAATTATCGTCATGGAATATAATGTTAATAGGTTGGTATTGCATTGTCTTTTGTACAACACGTTTCCTATTATATTGATTTGCAACTTCGTTTGCTATTTGAAATTTTGGTAAATCAACACTCTTAACTAACATGTTAAGATCTGGACCGCAACCTTTACCACTAAACTGTACGTGGTATTGCCACTTCCATCTTGGCGCTAGTGCAAAATCCCCGTCAACAAACAGTCGTGCGGCATGTTGGAAGTCACGGAGACCTCCACCGGTATTATTAAACTGACCACTGGCTTTACTTGGCATACAATATTTATCCAACCCAATAAACTGGGTAGATAATCAATAGTCACAAAAAAAGCAGCCTTAGCTGCCTTTTCTGTATATTTTTACTTGCTTCCGCCAGTAGCTAATGTACCTAGTGTACGTGCTACAGTAGCACCTATACCAGCACCAGTTGGAATCTGTAAACAGTTATCAGGCTGAAGTGTTAGATCAATTTGCATTGGTCCTTGTTCAGCATAACTCATGTTTTGATAGTTAACTGCGGTCACATAGCAACCATAGCATTCCCATGTTTCAAGTACATTAGGAGTGCTGCCGCCGTTGCCGCCGTCTAATACTTCAATACGAGTAGTAAACTTATAGTCAATAGCACTAGCTGCCGATGCTTGTTCAAAGAAGTCAAATTGTTTCTGCATCTGTTCGCCGCACAGCTTGCTAACGTTGCCAGTAGCATCGTCACGTAAGCTGATAGCCATTGTTTGCCATGTGTGCTTACCTGCGTAATTGATTTTACTGTTGTAAACTTCAATAACTTGGTTAGTAAATTGTAGGTTAGGACGAACGGCAGTGATAACCTGCTTGGTTAGTTCTGTAGTTGGAGTTGAAACACCAAAGTTTTCAAAGCTCACTCGAAAGCGATACTTTAACTTGGGCATCAACATGCCTTGTGTGCTAGATGATTGGTCACTAGCCAAAGGCACTGTAAATCTTGAAAGTGTTGCGATTGCCATTTAATTTAGCTCCTCTATGTATTTATAGGCCTTTGATCTCACCAGTATTCTTCAAGCGTAGTGGAATGTAAATAAATTCTACTGCTTTTACTGGTTCGATCGCGATATCAATCCATAACTCGTTACGATCAATTCTGCTAGGAGTATTATTGCTTGTATCGCAAACTACTAGATAATCATAAAGAGCACGTTGTCCTACTAGTTCTAATAGTAAGGCTTCAACTTGTCCTTTGATCTCGTCACGTGTAATCTTGTCATTAGGTTCAAAGATGTATGGTTTAGCTAGTTGATTTAGTTGTCTACGTAAGTAAATTACTAAACGAGCTACGTTAATACGATCTAATGCACTCGCTGCCTTAGCACGAGTCTTCTGACCATAGTTAACCAATCCTGTTCCTGTAAAGAATGTTATTGGGTTAACTTTTGTTTCATATAGTGTGTCACGTTGTCCGTTGTTTAATGCAACTGACTTAAACTCACCTTCTGAACTAACATAACCAACTGCTGTTGCATTAGTAATGCCGCCACGACGTACACCAGCTGGTGCAAACCATGGATAGCTAACTTGGTCGCTTAATGATATAGTTCTTAAAATCATATGACTTGGCGGAACAACTACATTGTTTCCAAAATTATCACTACTGAATCCCCATGGATAGAACATGGCCATATACTCGTCAAAGCTAGATGCACCAATGTCATTATCTTCTAATGCACCGTTTGCGTTATTACCCCATGCAAGCAATGAAGTTGCATCAGGTGTTAAACGTGCAGGTGTATCTCCAACAACAAATGCTGTTAATCCACGATCGTAGTTTAAGCTGATCATTTCGCCAATTAGTTCAGGATATCCTGGGCAAGCAATCAAATTAAAGATACGTCCGTCTTCGTCACGAATCTGTTCATTAGCGTTAACTGTTGCTTGAAGCGCCTTAACAACAACTTTACGTTGTGCATGGTGGCCAAAGCTGCCAGAACCGTCATCTTGATTGCTACTAACTGTGACCCAACGATGTGGGTAGTAATCAGCTTGTGACTCACCGCCAGTGTGCGCTGGGTCATAACGAATGTTATCATCGGCTGTGTTAACGTAATCGCGCATAAATGCTTTTACATTATAACCACTACGACGTAAATTCCATAGCAACATACCTTTTGGATATAATGCTGGATCTGGAGCGTCAAAATCTACATAATCAGTAGCTAACAAGTCAACAATGCTACCAGGCATATCGCTGTTCATACCTGCTGTATTATATCGTGCATCAGCAAATACAATACCGTCTTCTGTTGATTGATCTGTTTTATCAACTAGTACCCAACGTTTAGCAATTGGAAGATTTGCTAGTTCAAAGTTAAATTTATAAATCTGTGGAAAATGCTCGATGTTAGCTGTGCTAACCCATATATCACCAGTGACTAGGTCTCCACCTTCTGATTGCAATTCAGGAGCAGTTGCAGCAACAATTGGTCCATTAGGGTCAGTGCCCATTAATGGACTATCTGCGTCTTTGAATCCAACCCACTTTGCGCCGTTGTGTATTAAAATATCAACTTCATCGATAACTGAACTGTACCATAAGCGTCCGTCTGCCGGAATACGTGACGGAGCATCATTGCTGGCAGCATAGACTAGAGGAGTCCAGTTGCTAGCAACAAAATCCCAGTAGCCTTCTGCTGGGCCTTGTGGGGCTGCAAACAAGAACTCAGTACCTGTTCTATATGCCATTGAACTTGGCTCATAATCATATGGAGTAAATCCATATAGTACTAAAGGTGTACCGTTGCCATCACGCATACGCATCTCACCACCATTTTTGTGGCTTATTATGACTCGATTTTGTGTATCAACTGAAGCTTCGATATTTGTAAACCCTGTTGAATTAATAGCTTCTGCCATTAGACTTGCATCTGCAATTGTTCCAGTTGCTGTCCAATTTACTGTTTTACCAATGCCTTCGCCACCATCTAACATGCTATATTCGTAATCGCTTAGTGTAGGTGTACCTGTTAGACTTTCTGCTAATTCAAAAGACTTAGCACCTGCTGAAACTCCACCAGTGCCAATTTTAGCTGACTGGATGGTTGTCATTGAAGATTTTCCACCGCGTCTCCAGATTTTCCAATCTGCTAGTCTAGGGGAAGTATCGGCACCGTCGTCTTCAGTGTAGTTAGTTTGAACATATAGTTGTCCAACTTTCAAGTTTACGCCTCCGCCTACTTTGTCAAGACCTAGTAGAGCAAAGTTGTTATCTGAGTATAATGGAGCATCAACTCTTTCCCATGCTAGGGTAGCTTCATTCCAACGCTTAACACGGAAACGAGCACCTAAGTTAGGTTCAGTTGTTTTAATCCATACACTACCTGTTGGGCGTGGATAGCTTGCTGAACTCTTGAATTCTGGAACTTTAGTGTGTGCAGAAATTTGTAGTCTCGGAGCATAGTAATTGCCTGGCGCAATTCCAATTGCCTCTAATACTGCTGCACTCTTAGCATCAGCTGTTGCGTCTCCACTTAGATCAACTGCAATAATAACCTCGTTGCTGTCAGCGTGGTCGCGGCCATTTATGTCGCCGCCGCCCAGGCCACTGTGATAAATTTCTAGTTTGCCATTAACCACTGATGCTTTAATTGGAGTTGCCGCCATGACTGAGTTAATAGAAGCTGCGGTTGCTGTTAAACTTGTTCCAGATGTTATAACATTGCTGTTAATAAGAAAAGTAGCACTAACTAATGTTGGATTAATAGCAGTCGAAGTCACTGTTGGCCAGCTGTTAAACCAGTCTTCTGATCCTACCTTAACCCAGTTGCCTGGTGTTTGACTAGGATGAGTCCCACGGCTTCTGTACCATAGTGTATTAGGATGAACTGTTGTTAATGCTGGTGTATCAGTAGTAATATCAGTTGCAACAATTGCATAATCACCAATTGATCCAGACGATGCTTTTGGGCCTTCTGACATTGAATCAACTTGTGTAGGATCTGTTATAACACGTGGAATTTTGTTAACAAATTTCTGTCCATTTTTAGTTGTTGCCGGAGCTCCGTTCCATTCAAAAATACCAAACGATGAAATTTGTGTGTCAAACCAATGTGTACCATTTGCTGGTGTTGCATCTGGTTCTGTAGCACGAGCATCTAATTGTCCTAGGTCAATGTCTGCACGTACAACAAATGCACGATTATTAACACCTAGTAAACTGTATGCGGCTTGTAAGCCATACTCGTTTTGCTCACCAGCATGTACTGGATTGTTGCTTGCATCAGTCTTGAAGATTGGATCACCAAATGTGTCTCCAAGATCTCTCTGACTTGTTAGAAGATAAACTTCTCCAGCGTTAGCTTTAAGTGTACCCGGGGCGGTTCCGGTAGCTCCGCTGTTTGTTTTATTTTCAGCAGAGGCTACAATAACTAAAGGTACTGTACCTGGTGCCGCTGGGGTATAAAATGATTCGTCAATTACTTTGACTTCTACGCCTGGTGAACTTAATGCCATCTTGGGATCTCCTAAGGTTTTTGTTCTACTAGTATTTATTGATAAAATCTAAAAACGGCTAGTTATAACCTACCAAAAAGGTGTCAAAAAGGGCAACTAAATACAAGATGACAAGACCACTGTGCGGATGCGGGCTAAGACCTGTTGCTATCAACTATCGTAAAGAAGGCAGAGTGTATTATCGCTCTAAATGCGAAGCATGTGCCCGATACGGTGGTGTAGGTAAAGGAATGCCTAAATGGTACCAAGACGGGTATCGCATGAAGTCAGAATGCGACAAATGTGGCTATAAAAGCAAGTATAAGGAACAGTTTAATGTGTTCCATGTCGACGGGAATCTAAATAACTCTCGTCCTTTAAATCTTAAGACGGTATGTGCAAACTGTCAGAGGACTCTGCATAAGGAAGGTTTTCAGTGGAAGCAGGGCTCTCTAAAACCAGATTTTTAACCTGTAGATAAAGATCGTCAATACTAGCATTATTGTCTAAAATTATATCAAACTTAGTTCCAACCCACGCAGTTTCGCTGGCATGAATTCCTAATTTTTGCATACGTACTTTAGCAGTCATATAATTCATGCAACGATCACCAGCATTCATGTCTACAGCATCATTATACCATTCAGGTTCATCACCTCGAATGACTCGTACTACAATGCCACCTGCATCTTTAATTGATTTAATTTCATTAGGAAAACGACAATCACTAATGACAATATCATCAGTACTATTACGCAGTTTATTTTCTAAACTAGCAATCCAGATATCATCGTGAAAGCTTTTACGGCAAACTTCAGTTCCCCACCACTGTAAAACCCAGCGAGGAGTTAAGTTAGGCATATTTAGGCGCTCTGCCCACCATGGATCTACTTGTTCACGCCATTCACGGGCTTGTTTAGTACGCCCTTCTAGCATTGTTCGATCCCAACCAAAGACATGTGCTACTGCGTCTTTAAGACTGTTAGCAAATGATTCTCGTCGGAAACCATGAAAGTTAGTTAGATAGTCAGCAACTGTATCTTTGCCAGACCCAATAAATCCGCATACGCCTATGATCATAAGAAACCTCGTAAATATGTGTTATTATATAACACTTTTATTACAAGGTCAAGAAATTTATATGCCGTATTTGTTCAGTTTGCGTTTAGCAACAGTACTGGTTGTATTGGTTCCGGCGATTTCTTTGCTTCGATCACCACTCCAGTTCTGAGCAGTACCGCCGCCTACTGCCTTGGCGGCAGCATTAACAATATCCATTTCTTCTTTAGTGTAAGTTGATATTAACGGATCTCCACCAATCCAATTATCTGCATTCATTTTTGTTGGATATGTAGGAGCACCTGCCATTGCAATACCCATACGCCATCCTAGATATGCACTTCCTGTACTTTGATTCATTGAAGGAAATGTTATAGCATTTTGTATAGCAGCCTTATGTGTAGGATCAATTTTTTTCATACCGCCATGGCTAGCTTCAGTTATAATCTCATGTACTTTCATTTCATTATCCAAGTATCGGGTACTTGATCATATTGATCAACCCACATATCGTGCAACTTCTGTCCGCTAATGCCATGTGTCTTAGCAATGCGTGTCATTATGTTATCAATGATATCATAGACTTCATTATCACTTGCCTTTTGTAGTTTTGTCTTTTGTGCAATTAATGCTGCTTTTAATTCGGGTACTGCTTGATTGTCTTTGTCATGATCCATATTTTCTAAGATCATTTCTACCATATGCTCTACACTTTCACAATTCCACTTTCTCAACGCCAATGCCTTACGTGTAGGTTTACCGTTTGGCTTCTTCATAGGACCTTTAACTCCGCCCATTCTAGCACAGAATGATTTACGACGTTTAGCAGCTTTACTGCCAGCTTTTAATTTGCTAGGCTTAGTAGTGACTGCCATTTGTAAATGACTACCTGGATGCTCTCTACGATAGCTAGCCACACCTTTGGCATTGAGTCCGCCTTTCTTGCTCTTGCCAGCTGAACGATGCCACGCCGCTGATTCTAAAATAATTTCTTGTACTTTCATATTAACCTATAATGAATGTATACCCTGTTCCACCTGGTATATAAGTTTCTAACTCTTTGTCTAATTTTTCAAGTTCTTCTTTGCCGGCAGATTTTAAATCTCCACCATTTAACGCACTGCCGCCTTGTGGACCAGCAATAGTTGCAAATTTACTACGTGCTTCGCCTAACATAATTTTACAGTTAGCCAATGTATAATCGCGTATCCATTGTTTAGCATATAGATCATCAATTAACAAATAATCTGGTCTATAATTCTGACAACGTAATAATAGTGTTTCACCTTCAGCAAATGGTCGCTGTAAAATTCTCAGTGTACGACTAGTAGGTACCCACTGAAATTCAATATAGGCTCCGAACATTTTACCTATCATTTCTTGATAGCTGGCAAACATAAAGTATGTTGCAATACCACCCATCATGGTACTGTTTAACAGATATGTGTTAGTATACGCCAAATTGAAGGGTTCAAAATTGGAACCAGTTCCGCCACCAGTTCTTGATCCAAGAGTTCGTCTAAATACTGACTGAACATTAATAACTTCTTTAGGCAAAGTGTAATCATTTTGATCCTTAATTAGTTCTAGTACCATGTAGCTTTCTTCTACAGCATTAGAACTACGCTGTCTAAATCTATTTATTGTACGCTCTAATGCGGTTTCGTAGTGTACAGGATCAAGCTCAACGTCAATCATGCCGTCGCCTAACATGGTTCGGCAATAATCGAAAACTTGTTGTTTTAGTTGTTGTGGATTGTCTGACATTTGGATCTCCCAGTATATTTATTCGATAAATATTACTATGCCACGTTTATCATTATACAAACCAGAAAAAGGTAGTGACTACAAATTCTTAGATCGCAATATATCTGAGCTATTTCAAGTAGGCGGTACTGACTTGCACTTTCACAAATATCTTGGGCCAAAAAATCCGCTTACTGGAGAATCTAGTGCTGTTATTCCGCAATATAATGCATTAAGTCCGACTAATATACAAGATCTATTACTACTTGAAAATAGAGATAGAGTATACGATACATCAATATATACTTTACGTTGCATTTATAATGTTGCAGATATTGATTTTAATTTAAGCCAGTTTGGATTGTTTATTGATAACGATACACTGTTTATGACTGTACATATCAACGATACAGTTAGCACCGTAGGCAGAAAACCCATTGCAGGTGATGTTATAGAATTGCCGCACCTAAAAGATGAGTTTGCACTGAGTTCTGCAGATGTTGCAATGCCTAGATTTTTTGCTATTGAAGAAGTGGGCAGAGCTGCAGAAGGATTTAGTCGTACTTGGTATCCACACCTATATCGATTAAAACTTAAGAAATTAACTAACTCCCAGCAATTTACAGATATTTTAAATGTACCAACTGATGATACTGCTAATTTTGTTGGAGATTATGATCCAACAAAAACATATACATCTGGTGAAATTGTTCGATATCAGGGATCGCTGTATAGTGTCACTGCATCAACTACAGGTAATGCACCACCTGATACTAATTTCTTTAGCATATATGGTGGAACTACTATTCAAGGCATACTTAGTACTAGTGCTAAAAATCTTGAAATTAACGATGCCATCATTGCCCAAGCTGAAATTGATGCTAAATCTAGTGGCTATGAAACTCAGCAATTTTATACACTGGCCGTTGACGATAAAGGCAATCCTATACTTAAAACTGTAGACGATACACACATTGATGCCAGCAATACTCAAGAAGATGCTAGCGAAACTGCCGGCAAACCTAAACGTTCCGGGTATAGTGGTTATTTATTAGGCGATGGTATTCCTCCTAATGGTGCAGATTTTGGGCATGGCATTTCATTTCCCACAAATGCTATTAAAAGTGATTATTACTTACGCATTGATATGTTGCCAAATAGACTATTTAGATATGACGGCAAGCGATGGGTTAAAGTTGAAGATGCAGTTCGTCACACATTAACTAATACTAATAACAGACAAACATTTAGAACTGGGTTTATTAACAATAATAATTGGACTTATAATCAGCAATTAACTAGTGATAATATTACTATATCACAATCAATGATTGACAATGATGTTAGGGTCCTTAATACTGCTATTGATTATGCAACATACAACACAGCGTTGTTTGTTGTTATAAATCAATCAGTCATCAAATTAGATTTTGCAGTAGAAGAACATCCAAATTTAATTAGTTCATATACAACAACTATAGACGGTGAACCTACTCAATTAATTAGAATAACATTGCCTGCAGACTATCATATAACCGTTGCTGGACAATGGACTGTGACATTATATAATGTTAGAGAAGCAGAAAAACAAAGCCTGAGCAAGGCACTTAGACCTAAGGCAGATTTCTAATGCAACATTTTTATGATGGACAATTAAGACGATATCTTATTCAAGTTATTAGACTACTAAGTAATTTTGTAGTCAAGTATGGTGACGGCACACTGGTTAGAATACCAGTTATGTACGGTGATCAAGACAAACAAGTTGCTAGTATTATTAATCAAAATAGCGAAAATATGCTAGCTGGTGCTCCTAAGATTGCAGTTTATATTTCTGATCTTGATCTTGCAAGAGATAGAATAGGTGATTCTACATTTGTTAGTAAGTTAAATTTTAGAGAACGTGCAATAGATGAAGAGACTGGCACATATAATAACAGTCAAGGAAATCAATACACTGTTGAAAGATTAATGCCAACGCCATACGACTTGTCATTAAAAGTTGATATCTGGACAGCAAACACTGATCAAAAATTGCAAATTCTTGAACAAATTTTAACTTTGTTCAATCCTAGTTTAGAAATACAAACTACTGATAATTATATAGATTGGACTAGTTTAAGTGTTGTTGAATTAGGAGACGTAGTGTTTAGCTCTAGATCAATACCTGTAGGGACGCAATCTGCAATAGATATTGCATCAATATCACTTAAAACACCGGTATGGCTTAGCCCGCCTGCTAAAATTAAACAATTAGGTATTATAACAAATATCATTGCTAATATCTACGAAAATAAAAGTGACCCAGTGTTAGACTATATAGATGGGTTAGGTGTTGACTATGCCGTGGGGCAAGTTGATCCTGTTGGAAAAATATTTGATAATAAAACTTCAATTGGAAACTTTGATATTCTAGTAGCAGAAAATACAGTTAAATTCCGTAGCAACGAAAGCGGTACCGGAAGCTGGTTAAATTGGGAAATGGTCATTAAACAATATCCGGGAAAAATAACTTCTGGATTAAGTAAAATATTTTTAAGGCAACCTGACGGTACAGATGTTGTTGGTAAGATTAGTATTAATCCGTTAGATAATTTACAATTATTTGCAGAATGGGATCCAGATACCTTTCCGTCTAATACACGCATAGCAGGTCCAGCAAATTCTAGGCCTGAATCAGATTGGGTCTATTATGATGCAATTATTGATCCGACTACATTTAATCCTAAGAGACCAAATAAAGAAAGAACAGACCAACCTATAACATTAGGTAGAAGATATTTAATTGTTGAAGGAATTGGCGGAGCTGTTAGAGATACGTTTACTTCTAACGCAAAAACAAATTATATACATACTAACATTTTACATAAAAAAGTTAACAATCATAAATTATATGTTAACGGAATTGAAGTAATATCAGATCCTCAATCAAATCCAGTGTTCCATAATACTATTAGCACTACAATTTTTGGTAGTGGTGCCGGAGCAACCTTTGATGTGACTCAGGTATTAGCTACCTCTTCTTATTCTGCTATACGAAGTAATCCTGGTTCTAACTATCAAATTGGAGATAAAATTCGAGTCAGAGGAAAAAAACTAGGTGGAGTAAACATTATTAATGATTGCCTAATCACAGTGACTGGGGTAAACGGATCCGGAGGCATAACTACTACTAACTCAGCAGGAATATCAGTTGACAAGGAATTTGTTATAGTTCCTGCTACTCAAATATCTGCAAATAGTACGATTACTTATGAATTAAATCTTAATGAAGATGGACCCGATGCATGGAAAAACTTAGACGGTAGTGATGCATTAGCCGAAGCTAATGACATTATTGAGTGGGATGGTACAAAATGGGTAGTAGTATTTTCTGCAGATGAGGTCACAGATCAACTAGTATATCAGATGAATTTTTATACTAGGACTCAATACAAGTGGAATGGGGTAGAATGGGTTAAATCTTTTGAAGGCGAATATAAGAAAGGCGAATGGAGAATAAATCTTTAACAGAAATTGACTGTTCAGGTGCATTAATATGCGCTAGGGACACTCACAGAGTTTTACTACTACAAAAGAAAGAAGGAAAACATGCCGGTCGCTGGGGACTAGTTGGAGGTACAAATTTGTCGCACGAATCTGCATGGCAAGGATTGTGCAGAGAAATAAATGAAGAATTAGGAGTTGATCCTAATATTAAAAAAACACTACCCTTGGAACGATTTGTTAGCAATGACAGTATGTTTAAATTTCATACTTATTTTTGTATTGTTGACGAAGAGTTTGTTCCTAAATTGAGCAACGAGCACGTTGCCTGGGGTTGGTTTGCTCTTGATAGTTTGCCTAAACCTGTGCATAAGGGTTTAGATCTAAGTTTAAGAAATCGTATTATTGAAAATAAGATCCAAACAATTCTTGATATAGTAGATCTACTTTAACCCACGTGCCACTCAACTCCACGACGCGGAATAAACTTAACATTGTTATTGTTTACTATGCTTCTGTACTCATTAAAATTATAATGAGTTAATCTTAATTTTTCCGTAGCCATAGTTAATTTATTTAATTCGTTAACTGCTTCTTGTACAACATCTTTAGTTAAATGTTTGTATGCTACTTCAGGACTTATTTGTCCTGTTCCTACTAATATAAAACTCCATATTGCCCACGGGGCTGCTCCATGATACGCAGAGAAGTCATACTTACTAGGCAGACGACTTTTGCAAGTTTCTCTTAAATCTCGAGTAAAATCTGTTAACGTATTACCAGCAGTTATATAACGCCAAAATTCGCTGTCTGTCCTGCCACCTAAATAATGCGCAACTAAAAAATCTTTAAAGTCATCAAACATTGTATTAACACGTTTGTTATAAAACAAAATAGATGCAGGATTTAGTGTATCTTCTTTTGTTGGTTTTAAAAATTCAAAACATAAATGGCTTATCTGCACAATTGTAGAATGAATAGATGTAGCTTCTAGTGGTTCTGCAAAGGCTCCGGCTAATCCAATAGCTAGACAATTTTTTACCCAAGTATTTTCTAACCGACCAGTCTCAAATTTAAAATAATTAATAGGTGTTATTTTTCTACCTAGCGTTGTTTCAATTTCTGCTTGTGCTTGATCTGCTGTGATAAAATCATCGCAGAACGTATATCCACAACCTTTTCGATTTTGTATATTAGCTTCCCAGTACCAGCCTGATGATTGTGCCCATGCAGTACTATAACACTTGGGTTCTTCTCCTTCATCGTAGTCTAAGAAAAATGGCAATGCAGCATTAACAGGTAAATGTTTCTTATAATCAATCCATTTAGTTTCAAGTTTTTTCATTAAGATACGTTTGAATCCAGATGCATCTATAAAGAAATCACCAACAACGGTTGTTTGATTTTCTAATAATAACGATTTAACAAATCCTTGTTCATCTAGATTTACATCTACAATCTTTGCATCAATTAGTGAACAATTAGCAGATTTTAGACAATGTTTTTCAAGATACTGTGCTACTAGTTTAGCATCAAAATGAAATGCGTGTGTACTAACTTCAATGTTATTTGTAATTCTACTTATAGGTGAAATATTATTATCGTACATTTGGCCAAAGAACGCTCCCATATGTACTTTATTAGGATGCTGAGAAGCAAGATATGCTATCATTGAATCCGTCGTCTGTAGTGCAGTTAAAGTTCCGTCAATTGGACCAAAATAGTCATGGCCTTTTTTACTAGTCCAATCTTTATGAAGTATGCCGTATTTAGGCATAGCCGAAGTCTCTCTACAAAATTCAGCAGGATCAATTCCAAAATCTCCATAGTGGCCTGCAATAACATCTGTTAGAGCTCCAGTCACTGCTTCGCCAGCTCCAATGACTCCTATATCTTTTGATGCCACTATAGTCACATTATGATGTGGGTGTGATTTGCTAATAAACAAGGCAGCAAGCCAGCCTGCTGTTCCGCCGCCTACAACTACAATATTCATATTAAATCCTTTGATGCATTATATATCTATTTTATCAGCAAGGAATTTTAATACTGGTAAATATCTCACTATGGATATAACTTATATTTTTAAATCGTTCCTTACAACCGAAAAGTTATCGTGTATTGATAACGACGAGTTAAAAAAGTATGCGTACTACCTACAAACATCGTCTGATGGTGTTGTAAAAAGTAATGTTAGAGGGTGGCAAAGTGATGAGTTATCTAAGCCAAATTTAGAAATTGGCAAATTAGTTGATATGATAATTGAAAATTTAAAACTTGTGCATACTGAATTTGGACTTAAAGACGAATATAAAATGCAACTTGGTAATTTATGGATAAACATTAATAATAAATCAAGTTTCAATCGTCCGCACGTTCATCCTGACTCAACAGTGTCAGGTGTATATTATGTGTCAGTTCCTAAAGATTCGGGCAATATAGTGTTTAATCACCCTGCAGTTGCACAATCGTATCATATTAATGAGTCTACTTTAAAAAATACAAACTCTATAAATGCGTCTACATGGCACCTTACTCCTGAGGCCGGGTTATTAATTCTGTTTCCATCTTGGTTATCACACTATGTTGAGCCAAGTAATAGTGATGACGATCGGATTTCAATAGCGTTTAATGCTCGGTAATAAAATAAAAATATGAAAAAAAATAAAATTGTAATATTAGGTGGCGGTACTGCCGGATGGATGACTGCGTTAGTATTAAAACAAATATTTCCAAAGAGAGATATAACATTAATACAAAGCAAGAATATTGGTATTATAGGAGTAGGAGAGGCTACTACTCCGCACATAGTACATTTCTTAAAGTCTATAGATATTGACCCGTTTGATGTTATTAAGAAATCAAGCGGTAGTTTTAAAGCTGGTATCAGTTTTGAAAATTGGAATGGCGATGGCAAAAATTATTTTCACGGGTTTGACGACAAATTAATAGATTCGGATATTCCTGGGGTGTTTAATGGCGGTGCTAACGATATTTTAAAAAAATTATTAATTGATGAAAATTCAAAATTTGAAGATTTCATATATCAAACAAAATTATCTTACAATAATAAGGTTGATTTGAATAAAACTGCATGGGCAATGCATTTTGATGCTCATAAATTTGCAGATTATTTAGAAAATACTGGAAGATCAAGAGGCATCAATGTTATTGAAGAAGAATTTGTAGATGCAAAATTTGCAGATAACGGAAATATTAATGAAGTAGTTCTTACAAACGACATTAGTGTTGCATGTGATTTTATATTTGATTGTTCTGGATTTTCTAGATTACTTATTGACAAAGTATATAATAGTGAATGGATTTCATTTGCCAAACATCTTCCAATGAAGAAAGCAATACCGTTTTGGTTAGATAGTGAAGACAATATTAAACCTTATACTAAAGCTATTGCTATGAAATACGGGTGGATGTGGCAAATTCCGTTAGATCACAGGATTGGATCAGGTTATATTTTTGATAGTGATTATATAACAGAAGACGAAGCACTGGCAGAAGCAGAAGAGTTCTATCAACAAAAACTAACTGTTAATAAAGTTATCTCATTTGAGCCTGGTAGATTTAAAGATGTATGGATTAAAAATTGTTGTGCCATTGGATTAAGTGCGAATTTTATAGAACCTCTTGAGTCAACTTCGTTATGGCTTACTGTGACACAATTAGAAATGCTTAGACATTTTCTTGATACTATTGAACTTTTAGATAGTGACGATATTGCTTTGTATAATGAGATTGTAGGGAAAGAGGTTGATGAAAAATTAAATTTTGTATATTTTCATTATTTAACAAAACGTCAAGATAGTAAATTTTGGCAAGAATTTAAAACAAAAACTCAGCCACCTGTTGAATTTATTCCTCTATTAAACTGTATTAAGAAAAATAATATGAGACAATTTATGTTTAGGGGATCTCTGGAAACTGGGCGTTTTCCAATGTCGAGTTATTTACAAGTTGGATACGGATTAGGAATTTTTGAAAAGAAACCAAATATAACTAATTATGAAAATATACAACCAGATATTGATGCCCACGGCAGTTATGTTGACGCCCATGTCCGAGATGCGCCGAGTCATCGAGAGGTGTTAACTATATTAAAAACTATTGATTTTTCAAAGAGAGGATAACAAATGAATATTTTGGGTATTCAAAAAGATCATAATTCGTCAGCATGTTTATTTAACGGTAGAGAATTAGTTTATTATAATCAAGAAGAACGCCTATCTAGATTTAAAAAAGATGGCGGGGTTCCTATTTTTTGTTTAAAAGAAATTAAAGAAATTGCATCTGAAATAGATGTATTATTAATTTCAGGATATAATGTTTCTCATTCAGATAGAATGTCTATCCAATCTTTACTTAGAAAATTGGGGTTTACGTTTAGTAAAAAATATACATACGAAGAATATCATAACCACCACCATCTATGCCATGCTGCTACTGCATTTTATAATTCCGGATTTAAAGAAGCCTTGATTATTGTTAGTGATGGAAAGGGGAGTAATTATGTTTTAGATAATGGACGACAGGCAAACGAAACAACATCTATTTTTAAAATGACAGTCCCAGATAATGCATACTTAATGTATAAAAGATTTTACACTAAATGTCAACATCCGTCTACACTAACACCAATTTGGACAGAAAATTTTGGAATACTCCAGCCGCATAAACCACCAAAATGGCTAATGGCAGATTCAGAAATAGATATTAGAAATGACTTTGATAGAGGATTTATGTACGAGGCCGTTAGTAGGGCTGTTGGGTTTAATGACGAAGGTGGAAAAATGATGGGCCTGCAGTCGTATGGTCGTGAAGTTGATCCAAGAATTTTACCTACTCTATTTAAAGAAGATTATAAATTTCAAATGTTAGAAGTGTTTACGATTGATGCATTTGGCCGACGATATGATCTAAATACTATGAAGTATCCTCATTTAGATAGTCAAGAACATATGATTAATTTTACGTATAAAGTTCAAAAAGCGTTTGAAGAGTCAGGACTTGCATTAATTAACAAATGGTTAGAGAAATCAACATCTAAAAATTTAATACTAACTGGTGGTACTGCATTAAACGTTGTTGCAAATTCTTATTTTAAAAAACACTTACCGGCAGATGTAAATTTATATGCTGACCCATTATGTGGTGATGAAGGAAATATCATAGGGTTATGTCAATACTATATAAGAGGAAAGACTGTGTTTAGAGATGTTAAAACATTCCCTAATATTTTCTTGTGTGGTAATGACCCTATATACGATTTTGAATTGCAAGAAAACGAAGTAGTTAAGGATAATGTATCATATTCAGATATTATAGATTTAATCTGTAATCAGAATATAGTTGCACTTTTCCAAGGAAAAGCCGAAGCTGGGCCTAGGGCATTAGGCAATAGAACTATCTTATTTGATCCAAGGAACACCAATGGTAAGGATATTGTTAACAAGGTTAAAGGGCGAGAACATTTTAGACCATTTGCAGGATCTGTGATGGTTGAACATGCAAATGAATGGTTTGATATGTTAGGGCTGGACGAGTCTCCTTACATGATGTATGCATTAGAGGCAAGAGACGGCGTTGCTGACAAAATTCCTTCAGTTATCCATGTCGATAATACCTGTCGAGTTCAAACAGTATCAGAAGAACAAAACTTCCATTACTATAATTTAATAAAAGAATTTTATAATAGAACTGAAATTCCGTTATTATTCAATACGTCATTTAACCTTGCTGGGGATCCCATTGTTCATACTATATACGATGCAATTGAATCTTTAAGAAAATCTAAAATTGAATATTTGTACTTACCAGACATTGGTAAATTAATCTACATTAAAAACTAATTTACCAAACCCAAGATACAAAGCTGTATCGAGTTCCTGAAGTCACAGTGCTAACGGCGTGTGGGTACATGAAGTTGCTAGGGAATATCATTATTGAACCACCCGGAAGATTGATTTTTTGATCTTCCCACATGATAAATTCGCCGCCTTCATAATCATCATTTAATGATGCTACTACTGAAAGGATAGGAACCCCCTTTTCCTTGCCGTCAAATAATGAATGGATATGATCGCAGTGCGGTTTCATATTGGTGCCGCCAGTGTACTTATTAAATCGTATCTTAGAAAAATTGTGCCATGTGTTAAACCAAGCAAATCCTTTAAGATCTGTTTTTACGTATTGATTAAGTGCATTCCAAGTTGCTTTATGTAAATCATCATACTCGGGAATAGGCTCGTATGACATATGTAAATCATCGTCATACGTTAAACTTGTTCCGGCAGACGTATAGTAATAATGCTTTTGCCATTCTGCTTTTTCTAAAGATGATATAACTGATTTACAAAAATCTTGAGAGAAATAATTATTATAAATTTTTACATAGTCTTGAATCTTTTCTGGTATCATAATATAACTTCTCCTAAATTATAACCATCGCCGAGTCTTCCTTTTAAAAATGTATTAAAGGATAAACTTATCCGTTTGGTCCTATCTACGTGCTCTGTTATTTGATCTACATTATGAACTAGTTGGGATGGAAACAACACTATATCTCCCGTTTCTACTGCATAACTCCATGTTTGACAATTAAATTCGTGGTCTATGGTTGGGCGAATATGTAGCTGAGGCATAGTGCGCTGATTATGAAATTGTAATGCATCAATTTTGTTTGAAGCAGATATGTATAATACTCCGCTAATAAAACTGTTTGGATGATTATGAGAATGATGATTTTGCCCCGGCAACGTTAAATTAACCCAAGATTGTGTTATATAGATGTTTAGTTCTTTAGTAGGTTTATAGATTTCTTGAAAATAAAAATTTATTTTTTCTTCTATAAACAATCGAATCTCTAATAGTTCAGGGCTGTTAAGGACATATGTATTTGTGCTAACGCTATTATTATAATTTTCTCTCATTTCTAAGTTATTAATAAACTCGAGTTCGGTGTTGGTAAATCCTTTCTCCAAATGCCCAAACATAACTGGCGTAGGGAACAACTTGTCAAATATTGTAGGTTTTTCCATTATAAATAGTTCCTTATGATTGATATCATTTCTTTATGTGTTATAAATTTTATATTTTTTTCAGCAGCTAGTTGTTGATTAATAATAGTATTTGCAGTTTCTTTTATTTCTGGATATAATATATTGTATTCTGTCCTAATAGAATTTCTATCAAACAACTCTAATCCTTCCATGATTACAATAAAATTGGCTGGGGTAAACAATATATAATCAGACATATTATTAAAATCTTCTGATACCGGCAACCGATGCCGCCATCTTTTTAATTTAGATGTTAGACTATCAGGCAATTCAAGTGCATTAACATCTCTCCAAAATTCTGTATTAGTTTTATTAGTAATGTAATGAAGAATTATAAAGTCTCGAATATTTTCCATTATACTATTAACTGATTTATTGTAATCTTCTATAGAATTGTCGTTATAATTAATTAACTTTTGCATTAATAAAAACGACTGTTGTATACTTGTTCCTATACTGCTTGCTTCTAGCGGCTCGATAAAACTTGCGCTTAATCCGATGGCACAGCAGTTTTTGATCCACGGTTGTTCTAATGCACCTGGATCAAAATTAAACTGTTTACCTATTTCTATTTCATGGCCTAATAATCTTTCAACTTCTAATTTGGCCTGCTCGGCAGTAATATAGTCGCTATCAAAAATATAACCATTACCGTTTCTTCCTTGTACAGGAATTTTAAACATCCATCCGTAATCCATTGCTTGTGCCAATGTCCAATAATTATAGTTTTCTTCTTCGGCTGTTTGGAATGTTATAGCAGACTTCATCTTTAAATACTTACTATAAGACTGCCATTTTGCTCCTAACTTATTCATTAATATACGTTTAAATCCAGTACTATCTATATAAAAATCGTATTCGTATATCCTGCTATTACTGGTTAAATTTTTTATTGCGCCAGACGTATCTAAGATAACGTCACTAATATCATCTTCAATTATACCTATCCCCATAGATGTTGCTATTTTTGTTAAAAATTCATTTAGCTTATGAGTATTAAAATGATACTGATTAACTGGAGGAGACTCAGGTCTACTAACATGCCAGCTGTTAATCATACTTTCCCAATTGCTTTTAGGATTAACGTATGTTGAGTTTTCTGCTATTTGCTTTGCATATACAAACAAGTACTGAGAAAACTTTGAGTCAAACGGAGAAACTACTGAATGAAGGTAATCTCGAACTCCCCAATTTTTAAACATTATTCCAGATTTATAAGTTGCATCACATTCCTTAATCAGAGTATACGGGTCAATGCCTACAAATTGCATAAATTCTCGCCAGTGTTCAGTACTACCTTCTCCGACGCCTACTATCCCAATATTTTTTGAATACACTAAATCAACTTGGATATTCAGTTTTTTCTTCAAAATAAGTGCTGATATTAGTCCCGCAGTGCCTCCACCGACTATTAACACTTTTTTTACATTATTCATATTCATCCTATATAGCATGTTATTTACACGTTAGTATACTAGTAAAAAAAATTTCAATAGATAATTTGGTTATAAATAGTTCCATGGCAATAACTATTATTGATAATTTCTTAGATGATAAATCTTTTAAAACACTTCAAGATCATATGATGGGTCCTTGGTTTCCTTGGGTATATAATGATGCACTATTAACCAACGTTAGTGATACTAGTTTATATGATTTTCAATTTGTTCATACATTTTATAAAGATCATAAACCCCATAGTGATTTACTGCATATTTTAGATCCAATTTTAGCAAAAATTTCGCCTGCGGCAGTATTAAGGATCAAAGCAAATCTTAATCCCAGAACTGATAATTTATATCTTCATAGAGCACATACAGATGTTGAAAATTATAAGTGTACCACTGCATTATTATACATGAATACTAATGACGGTTATACCGTATTTGAGGACGGTACTAAAGTTGAATCTGTTGCAAATAGATTTGTGTCATTTAATTCAACTATGATGCATGCCGGTACTAGTTGTACTAATCAAAAAATTAGAGTTGTTATTAATTTTAATTATCACTCTTGGTAATTATCTAAACTTAGGGCCCTGTACCCAAATAACAATTGATTTTCTAGTTCCCTTTGTAACTGGGGCTACCCTATGAATTAAGAAGGAAGGAAATGCTATTAACATTCCTTTTTTTAAATCTACAGTATCAACTTCTGTAGGAGATCCTTTATTAATTTCAAAATTACCTCCTTCAAAGTCCACACCCGGCTCGTTTAATAATAATGTTATTGACAATTTTCTAGTTTCTGTAAACCCATTAGGATGTCCTCCTAAATATGAATCCATATGCCAATCATATTTGCCCAATTCGTGTCCGTAGTATTCTGTATATTGAAAAAACGAATATCCGTTAAGATCAAAATTATAAAATCTAAAATTAAGTCGATCAATAATTTGGTTTAATCTATCAAAAATCCAATGTGTTTTTTCATTAACTCCGTAAAAATTTACATGCGAAGTACGTGAGTTTTTATCTAAGGCTCCAATTTTGGCATCTCCATCGGGGGATTTAGCTGATATTTCTGCGTCAACAGTTTGAGTTTCTGACATTAGTTTAATAATAGCATCTAGCTCTTCATCGTTAAAAACATTATTCCAAAAACAGTAAGGTAATATATCTCGCTGTCTAATAGTAATATCTTCATTAATAATACCTCGATAATTATGACTCATAAAAATGCCCTTGATAATATAATAGTTATCAAGGGCATTAGTTAGGTAGGGTATATCTGATTATTCAGGAGAAATACTTTGAAAGGTGGCCAACGCTTCGGCAGAAACTTCCCAAGATCGAGTAGCATCATTATATATCATCACGTGTGCATGAGGATGGTCTGACGGAAACTCTTGTGCAGGATTAGTCATAGGAACCCATGAATTTGTTGCCTCGTCGAATTCATACACAATGCCGTCATGGTCGGGATGGTCAATACCCTTTTCAAAATTTGGATAAGGTGGGCGAGTTGCTAAATTTTCAGATGCAGACATTGGGTGTGCAGCTACATCATTACTAATTTCTATCCATTTATTAGCTTCTTGCACCCATATGTAAGGTGCACCGTCATCGGGGTATGGCAACGGAGGAATAAATCCGCATTTTTCTTCGTCAAAAATCCAGTTAGATGGGCCGCCGCTTTGCGCCCAGTCAAATTTAACTCGATTTTGTTTAATGACTTTTTCTGCATCTGTCATCGATCTAACAATCCACTGTTCATTTACTACCATGCCGGCCCGTACATAATGCGGCTCGCCAGCTGTTTCATACACTCCGCAATACGGTTTTTCAACTCGTATAAATGGTAGCCAGTCGGGGTGTCCGTCTAAATCAGTATCTGATAATTCATACGCATCTAAAATATTGTCTTTAAGTTGCGGATGATCAACCGGTAATCCGTTTTGTATTTTAATATAAAGCTCTAACATTAGTAATCTCCAACGTTAGTACTTGGCCATGATCGAGTAATAGTAGTTCCCCACAATACTCGAACTGCGCCGGGATACCCGTCTCCTGAAGATGCTGGCCAACTTGTTCCTGGTCCACCACCACCACCACCATAAGCTCCACCTTGCGTATTATTAGAACTTTCGCCTGAGCCACTCCATGGATTTTCACCGTAGTACCCTCTATTACCGCCTGAGCCGCCATTGCCGCCGCCGCCTGGAGAGTTATTTCCACTCCACGGAGTGTAGAATCCTTGGCCGCTTGATCCTTGGCCGTATAATCCTACGCCGCCGCCTGCTCCAGTACCAAATGTTGATGAATGGTTCTGGCCGCCAGTTCCGCCTCCGCCTGCTACTGTATACTCACCATGGTTTGATCCGCGCCCAGTATAACCGCCTGCTCCGCCACCGCCTGCCCAACTATTAGAAAATCCGCCGGAACCGCCACCGTCGCCGGTATATCCACCGCCAGTAGTACTATTATTATTTGGGCCACCTGTATTCGATGTAAATCCGCCGCCCCAACCCGATACTACACTAGTACTCTGAAAATAGCTAGTGCCGCCGTTTCCGTAGTTGCCGCCTCCGTGGCCAACCTGTACTGTATAGCCAGCCCCAGGAGTCACTGTTATACCATTCTTCCAACCTGTACCTGCTCCGCCACCTGCGTGATTTGCCCAACCATCACCACCACCACCACCGCCTCCGACTGCTAATACCCACACAGTACCTACGTTTGAAGGGGCTGTCCATGTATATGTACCGGGCGAAAAGTAGTTGGTTTGACTTGGGGGAACTGGGGGACTAACAGTAGCTACTTGACGCCATGCTGGTGGATAATACGCTTCAATATAAGAGTTGGAAGTGTTATATCGTATTGACCCGGCAGCGCCTGTTTGTTGGCCGGTTGTGCCGTTTGGGAGTCTAAGTTCTCCCGTATCATTAATGACTGTATTTTTTAGCGTTGCCATTATCTATTGTTTCCTTTCAATGTGTCAATTTCATTTTTCAATGATTTAACTGCTTCAATTAAATAGGCAGTTAGTTTTGAGTATTGAATACCGTGCGGATTACCGTCGGCATCTTTACTCACTAATTCTGGAATAATCTTATTAACGTCTTCAGCAATAAGACCTGCTTCGTGTTTATCCATGTCTTTACGATCATAGGTCACACCTACCAATTGCATGACCTTATTTAACGCATCTTCAATTGGATTGATATTTTCTTTGAATACAATACTTGATGTTTCAACAATTGTTGTTGCAGTCATCTGACCGCCAATACCTACACCGCCTGCAAATACTGCACATCCTGTATTAGTTGCGCCAGATGCAGTAGCGTCATTAACACGGAAGTAGCCACCAACCCATAAGTTTTCAGTTATACCTGTACCGCCGGTGACTCTTAGTGTACCAGTTGTTGTATTTGATGCGCTCGAGTTAGCTGTAAATGCAGTAGTACTATTAGAGTTTAGTGTTGTAAACGATCCAGCTAAGGGTGTTGATGTGCCAATGATAATGTTATTAATCTGATTGCCACCGCCTGCTATTGTACCACTTAAAGTAAATGCTCCAATAGTGTTGGCAGTTAAGGTAGTGCCGTTAAATGTTAAATTTGCACTGTCTGTTTGCAAACCAGCAGTAGTACTATATACTACTCGATTAGAAGTTAGTGCTGAGTTAGTTATACTTGTACCAGCAGTGACGGTTGTAAATGCTCCTGAACTTGTTGAGTTAGCCCCAACAGTACCAGTAAAATCACTAGCATTAATTCTACCACTAGCGCCAATACCGCCAGTCACAACCAGTGTACCAGTTGTTGTACTAGTTGATACAACACCATCATTCATCAAAATACCAGCAGTTGCTTTTGTAGCATGGCTAGTAGAGTTTAATGTTAGTGTTCCACCTGACGAGATTGATCCTAAAAAGGTTGGACTCCTAACACTAGTTGTTACTGCCAGTGTGGTTGTGATTGAACCACTTGTTGCTACTAATGGTCCGCCTTCATTATTACTAATAATGTAATCAGTGCCATTGGATACTAGCGTAAACCAAGCTCCGGAAGGAATAGTTTGTTGAGTATTAGCGGTAAATCCATTACCTTTAATAGTGCCGGCAGCAGCTAGTACAGTACAGTCGCCGCTGGTTGCATTATATACCTGTTGTGTTAGTCCAGGAAAACTAACAGGGGTTGCCAATGTTAATCCGTATCCAGGTGCCCCTGTTAGCGAGATTATGCCACCAGTGAAAGCATACGTTAAAATGGTATTACCACTTATCGTTAGCGTCTTTGCTCCTGTATTAAAACGTGCCATATTATTATCTCACCTAATGATTATGTTATTGAAGTTTCGATGCCGTATACTGTACAGCCAACACCACTTGCTGATGAATATACTACAATATTTAGTCCGGCTTGCATGACCAATCCTGTACGTTCAAATACACCGTTAGGGATTAAAATAGTATCATACTCGATCCATTCTTCAATGTTAGGAGTAGGTGGAGCACCTACTGCCGTTGTCATTGCTACTCGAATAGTAATAGCGGCTGCGCCTCTATTAGTTATAGATACATTACAGACTGTATAGTAGTTTGAAGGCACTGTATATACTGTTGTGTTTGTTGTTGCGGGTATTGCTACTGCCGCTAATCGTCCTGTTGCCATTTTTTTTCCTCAATGTTATCGTTGTAAGAAGAATCCCAGTGCTACTGGAGCACCGTCAATTCCGCCTGTAAAGTTCATCTTTGCTTTTATATTTAACTGACTTTGACTTGTAGTTGATATCGAATCGTTTGCAATGTAAACTACACCAGCTGTTAGTGTATTTACGTTCAACGAGCTCTGACCTCCACCAATCTGCGCAGTTATATATGATTTAATTGCTCGCTGTGTAGGTACAATATTGTCACTGTTTGCAGTAAAATACGGGTCTGTTGAGAATTGCGTAATAATAGCACTTCCAACACCAATATTCAATGCACCAAGTTGCAAGGATTGTAGGCCTGACAAGTTAAACGCATCAGCATTTAATGTGGCTGTACCTGTTGATTGTTGTACTCCAAACAATCCGCCAACGTTAAAGTTGCCGTCTTGATCAGTTGAAGTAAAGAATACGCGGCCTCCGCCACTTGAATTTGTCTGTTTTGCTATACTAGCCTTAGTAGGATCAACATACGGATAATTAGTTTGAGCTTGGTTTCCAGTACCAATGTACAAGAAGTCATGTCCAGTTAAACGCACTTGACTATACTTAATAGTTGTAGTAATCGAATCACCATCTGTAGGTGCTTGCAGTACAGAGATTCCTGGGCTAATTTGGAATGTTGCAGTATATTCTCCAGCATTACCTAGAATGTTGCTAACTGCTACTAGCTTGTACCATGTGCCTTGTAATGAGCCAAATACTACGTTAGAACCAGCTTGTGGTACTTTGTATAAGTTTCTAACAGCAATGAATGTGCTAGGCTGATACAAGTCTGCACGGCCGTCTCCTGCTAGTGATCCCGATGCCGATGTAAATGTATTTCCTCTGTTATTAAAACTTGGATTTCCTAGCACACCATTGTTAGTTCTTGGATTTAATGACACTGTTTTAACTTTGTTAGGGTCAAATTGTGTTATAATAGGTCCTGCTTTATAAGTTCCAGTTAGTCCTGTAGCGGTTGTTAATACAACCGGAGTAGCACTACCAGCTACCAAACTAACTTTAAACTGTGTGCTAGTTATAGTTGATCCAATAATATAGTAGATTTTTTCTGTTATTAATCCGCCAGTTGTGCAACTTGCAAATAATACTGGTTGAGAATCAATCAAGTTTTCTGTAGTATTAACAGTAATCAAATTTGTAGTATCAGTAGTTGCTGTCACTGTTCCTTGAGGATATGCGCTACCTGGTTCACTAATTCTAACTTCTGTTATTATTCCTGATGCAGCCTTCATTCTTCCTTGTGCTTGAGCGCCAGTATTAATAGAAGCTGCAGCTGTTCCAGAGGTTGAGCTAACTGCGGCCCATAGAGGTATGTGATTTGTATTGCCAAATACAAGATTTGACCAGTTAGATGAACTAGGCATTGCTCTTGCAGTCCAATTAATACAGTCTGGGCTTGTGGCTGAAATAGCTGAGCTACTTGCAATTGCCATGAACAAACCTTGTCCATATTTAATTTTAGTCCATGATTGACTTGTTGGTAATCCAACACCATAGCTCTTCCATGTTAATCCGCTATCAATACTATAGGCAGTTATAGTCCCTGTTCCATTAATAGCAACAAAACGTCCGTTTCCGTAGGCTACGCTAACTGCGCTAGTAAATCCTGCTGGTAAGTTGCCTCCAGCAATCCATGTAGTACCGTTAGTGCTGTAAGCAGTTGCTAAAGTAGATCCTGTTGATACTGCAACAAAACGCCCGTTTCCAAAACAAACTGCTGAATAACTTCCAGATCCTAGTGTAGGTAAAGAACGAGTTGACCATGTAGATCCGTTTGTACTAGATGCCGCGGTACTCGTTCCAGTACCACCTACTGCAACAAATGTACTAACTCCGTTGCATACACCCCATGCAATACCTGTCATAGTACTTGTTGGTAATGCACCGGTTGCTGTCCACGCTGCATTTGATGCTGCACTAGCTAACAAATAAGAAGCACTAGAACTACTATCTGCTATTGCTATAAATCTAGCACTAGTATCAGTTATTGTTATAGAAGGTGTAGAAGTATATCCTTTACCGGGATCAGTTATTGTTATACTGCTGACACCTTGATTGCTTAATACCGCAGTACCTTGTGCTCCAGTTCCTATGTAAGTTAAATTAACTCCGTATGTTCCGCTTACACCTGTACCAGTTTGGAATATTGGAGCACTTGTGCTAAATGTACCAGTAGCGCCTGCTTGATAATAGTTGTAAGTAGTAGTTAACCCTTGCACATTTGGATAATAATAGTAATTATTAATAGTTGCACTGCCGTTTGATGTCCATAAAGTTGCTCCATTAACTGGGCCACCTACTGCAACAGTTGGAGCACTAGTATATCCACGACCCCATTGTGTCACCGTCATTTTAGTAATCTGCGTAGCATCGGCAGAGACTGTTGGCGGTGAGTTATATCCAGAGCCGTTGCTTGTTGTTGGATAGTTAATTGTGTCTATGTAGATAGCATCAATTTTTCCATTTAGAACAGTACATACTGCAACTGCTCCAACGCCGCCGTTTGTTGGAGTAAACACAATTGTAGGAGCAGTAGTATAGTTTCTGCCACCGTCTACAATAGTAACTCCAACTACTTGATCAGCACCTGGTAATCCTGTACTATTAACAGTTCCCATGATAGGAGTTAGTACTGCTCCAACTCCACTTAGTCCTCCAACCTGTGTAGTTGCAATAGCGCCAGAGCCCCCACCAAATACTACGTGAGACCATGATGCACTAGCTGATAATGCGCCTCCAGCTGTCCATGTTTTGCCGTCAAGACTATAGCTAGATGATGTTCCGCTATTTTGAATAGCTACATATCTGCCATTCCCGTATGTTAATGCATTATAGGCACCGCTTTGAATAGTTCTAGCAGTTTGAGTATAGCCAGGAGCACTATAATTAATTCTTGGTTCAATAATATAAGCTGTAGTTAAGTCTATAGAATTAGATATTGTTGTTCCAGGAATAACATGATCCCAGCCAGCTGCTAATACAGTAATTGTTAACGCAGATACGTTATTGAGAATATCAACTGCTGTACCGCTTGCACTAACAGTACTAACAGCAAACTGTGTGCTTGTAAAGCCAGCTGTTTTAATGTAATATAATGTGTTTGCTGTTAATCCGGTTGCGCCACCTGTTCCTGACATAGTACCAGTTAGATAAATTGGCATACCTGCATACAATGTTGCAGTGCTAGCAACTGTTAGTAAATCACTGGCTGCTGTTGTTGCTGTCACTGTTAGTGCAGTAAAGCTATCTTTATACACTGACATGAATTTTGTACCGTTGCTAAACGTTAAAATATTAGCATACTGACCTACACCTGTACCAGCAGTTAGCATAATTCTCATTGATGGATATGCTGTTGCTAGGGCAACATCAGAGTTAGCAATTGTGATACTAACAGCATCTCCGCTTTGAGCTGCGTTGATAGCATTAACATAGTTAGTGCCGCCGTATCCATTGCCGTCATTTAGGTCATAAATTCTAGTTTCAACTACACCGCCATCACGGAATTCATCAGTTATAGTGACAACATTAATTCCGTCTCCGCTAATACCGACATCTCCGTTTGTATAGTTTACACCTGCATTGGTATATTCTACACGTAAAATTGTGCCGGCTAGTGCATTAACAACTACATTACCAACAACAGCCTGTTGTTGACGATTATCAACAACTGCGTAAATTGGTTGTTCGTATGTGTCAGTACCTTCGGCAATAACACCGTATGTACCGTATGAGCTATTACCGTTTGTTGCACGAATACGTCCGCCTAGCTCTGCTAGGTATCCTGCATAACCATAATAGTTAAACACTGAAACTAATTCAGTTAATGAGTTTTCACCTGTACACCATACACCAATACCGTCTGATAAAATTGTAGTAAAGTCGTTCTTAACCATGCTTCGATTTCCACCTGCATGTATTGCGCCGTCAATCTTAGCACCAACACAGCCTGTGCCAAACATAGATACGTTCTGTGAGTAGTGTGATCGCTGTTGTACCCAAACATTGCTATCGTTTGGACCAAATCCTGGATTTAGTGCAACATAAGCGCCAGCAGTTGGTCTGCGTGTACCGTAATCGTTTGTTTCAGTTAACGACCCGTTTAGTCCTGTTAACGTACAGTTTCTTAATCCAGTACCGTTGCTAACATAGAACATATTAGAAAGTGTTGAACCGCTAACTGCATTGTTATACAGTTCAGCAGCACGTAATGAACGATAATTTCCTGTGAAGTTTAAATCATAAATGATAGCTTCGACATATTCTCTCATATCTCGTTTACAAGATGCAGAATCAAAAGAATACCTAGCAGTCATTGATCCTGAACCATCTGCTGTAATATTAACAATTGAGCTACCGTTTTGAGTAGTAGTTAGACTGAAGCTGGTTGCAGTCGGTGTTGCAAATACATAATACGTTGTTCCAGTAATAATTCCACTACCTGTTATAATAGATCCAGAAAATACTACAGGGTCGCCTACTAATAAATTATGCGCAGAACTGGTTGTAAATACATCAGTTGAGGCAGTGGTACTAGTCACAGTGCCACCAAAACTATAAGTAATCCATGCAGTAGCTTCGCTAGCAATAAATTCTTTATTCAAACGCAGTGCTTCGGCAGCATTGAATATACCAGTATCATTTTTGTATGTGATTGTTCCAGTTATTTCAGAAGTATTACCAATACCTTTAATCATAGTATTAATAATAATATCCATTAATATCTTAATCCTGCGTGTTGCAATAGTATTACCCGAGACAATTGCCAATATCAAATTCTTTAAATATCTAAAAGAAGCAACAGTTGCATCTTTTTGTGTACCAAGTACCAACGAAGCTTGTGCTCTATAATAACTTCTAGCTGCCATGATGGTTAAGACATTACTATCAACCATCATGTCATATCCAATGTAATCAACAATAATACCAATATCTCTTTGGCAAGTTGCACTATTATAAGTTAGCGTAGGATAATTTGTAGAAATATATGTTGTTATCTGTCCTTGTATTGTAGATTTATTAGCTTGCAATGCATTTCGAGAAGTCAATAGTGCAGATGAAACAAATGCATTATCGGGGACATTTCTTACTTCAGCTAATATTGATAAAGTTGATCCGTTAGTAAACGAGGATAATGCTGGCCCGCTTTGATACGCAGCCAACTTAAATGTTGTAGTCAGTGGGGTTGCTTGCACGTAGTACGTAGTTCCACTTGTTAGTCCAAAGCCACCATTCCCAGTAATTGGAGTAGATTGAGGTATAAACTCGTCACCTACCTTTAGTCCGTGAGCACTACCGGTAGTGAATGTGTCGGCGCCCGATACTGTTGTTACTGTTATTCTAGGAACTCCGTTAGTTATACCGTTATTGATAATTCCAGTTATAGTATCCATTAATGTACCAAGCGAAGTTGATACTGACGCATTGCCTACAGTCTGTCCTGATGCGGCTCTAGTACGAGATACCGTAGCTTGATAAGGATACGACGCATAACCAGTCACTGATGCAGAGTCTGTTGCTATGGCTTGTATTAACGCTTTCATATAAGCATACGCATCTAATGTTGCTGTTTTTTCACTAGATGCGATTTCAAATACACTAGTTAGTGCAGAATAATATGCACGCCCTGCTTGAATAGATGCTAGTTTACTTGTACTACTAACGCCATACCCGTAAATTAAATCGTAGTGCAGTGCTTCAAGAATGTAGCCAACATCTCTAGAACAATTATCGTGACTGTATGATAAACTTGGGTATGCACTAGTTATATAAGCAATAATTTCTTCTTTAATAAATTTGTAGTTATTGTGTAATAATACAGCGCCAGCTGCATATACACTAGAAACAGTTGATGGGTTGACCCACTGTGGACGAGGAATTGCTCCACCGTTAATAAATCCGGTCATGTCTGAAACAAGTGCATTAACTCGAGCTACTGCTCCCGATGCAGCAATGTGTTTAACTTTATATTTGATAAAATTAATTGAGCCCAATTCTGCTTGGCGTTGTGTAGTAGCTACTACTTGTGCAGATGTAGTAGAACGTTGATAACTTCTACCAACAGTGATTGCAGCAAAATTACTGCCAAATACTAAATCATAACTTAATGCATCAACAATGTATCCAGCATCTCTAGTACATAGTGTTGGGTTGAATGTTAAGTTTTGATAGTTCTTATAAACCCACCATAGTGTATCAGCTGTAATTTCTGATTTTTTAGCTTGCACTTCGGCAAATGCAGTTTGTAGCTCAGCACTGGCCCATGTTATGCTTGGAGTTATAGTTGCGTTAGCATATCCGTTATTAACCCAGTCAATAACATCTTGTACACGACTTTGGGTAAAAGCCGCGGCAGTACCAACTGTATCTCCAGTGCCCGACAATGTTTGTGAAGGCCCACTATATCCTGCGCTAGTTGATACTGTTTGTCTTTGAGCAACTTGTCCAATAATAGTTTTTAATCTGCTAAATGCTGCCACTGTAGTAGATACTTCAGAAGCGGCAATGGTTAACAAATAATTTGAATAGTATGCACTGCCAGCAATTAAACTTTGTAAGTTTCCACCGTAAGTCACATCATATCTAACAGCATCTAAAATATATCCAACATCACGCAGACACGCAGCTTGCTGAGCGGCACTCAATCCTGACCATACAGTACTGTAAGGTGCAGTCACAGTTAGATATTGTGAAATTTCAGCTTTAATAAATGCATAATTATTAACAATTTGTGTTCTAGCATTTAAGTAGTTGCTGTCGTACGCATTACCAGTACCACTAGTTGGAGTTGGTAATACAAATGTTGGCTCAGTTCCTAATCCGCTGGCAACAATATCGTACATTGCAGTTGCACTATCTTCAACTCGTGTTACAGCAGTTGAACTGCCTACTGATCCAGCTTGACCATTTGTAATTTGTTTAATAGAATTTGTAATGTAAGTCACAGTATCTAATGTAGCAGTTAATTGATTTGCAATCACATTTTGTGCAGATGTAGTTGCTCTATAATAACTCATGCCTGCTTTAATGGATCTAAAATTACTACCAAACATAACGTCGTAGGCAATTGCATCTACCATATAGCCTACATCACGTGAACATGTACTAACATTATATGATAAAGTAGGATACTTTGTGCTAATATATTCAGTTGCGCCTGCTTGTATGCCGGCTTTTAATTTTATAATTGCATTTTTAGCAGCAACTAATCCGCTACTTACCCAAGTCACACTTGGTTCAATAACATCAGGAGTTGTTCCTGTGTTGATTGTATCATACACTTCTTGAATTCTTGCTTGGGCAAAAATTCCAGCGGCTGCTGATCCAGCGGTACCGCTGTCAATTTGACTAGAAGTATTACCAGCCGATCGTGTCCAACTAGCATTATCGGCAGTTGCAATATATCCTATAATTTCTTTTAGTCTTGCTTGTACTGCTAGTGCCGCAGTTTGTTCAGTACTAAATTCAACAAATGTACCGTATGAATAATATGATCGAGCTGCTACTATTGTTTCTAAATTTCCGCCATAAGTTAAATCATAACGGATTGCATCAATAATATATCCAACATCACGTAGACATGCAGTTTTATTACCTGCACTTAATCCCGACCATACTGAAGAATAATTAGTATTCATGTATGCCGTGACTTCGTCTTGTAGGAACGCTTTGTTTGCATAAATTAATCTACGAGCATTAAAATATCCAGTATCATAGCTTGTAGGATCTGATAACGTTGTTGCAGGAACAGATCCTAACCCGCCTGATAATATTGTTGAAATAACTCCAGCATAAGTTCCAACTGCTGTTGTAGTGGTTGCATTACCTGCGTATCCACCAACATAATACTGAGTCTCAGTATTTCCTGAAGTTGGGGTCACTACGGCATTTTGAATAATACTGCTAGCTACAGTTGCAATACGATTTAAAGCAGAAGTAGTTTTTGGTTTATCTGTTGACAACAATATATTTTTAGTTGCGGGCTGTATAACTGTACTACGTAATTCGTCCCCAACAACCGCAGTATAAGGAGAAATTACAATTGGTAGTATTTCTGTAAATGTTCCTGTCTTAACTGAAATAGTAGTGTTTGGATAAATTGCAGTCGGAACAGCATTAACTGAACCAGCGGTTAGTCCAGTAGTTATAATTGATATTAACGAACTAGCCAATGCGGCTGTGCCAGTCTCGCTAGTTAACGAAGTATCTATAACTTGTATTATGCCAGTAGTAATACCATTCATTGCTTGGTAGCTTCTCCAAGGAGTATTTCCAAGTATTTTACCAACTAGTGTATCTAAATAATTATAAGCTGCTACAGTTTGAGTTAGTTGTGATCCAAAATTGGCATTAATGTAAGCATTGCCGGCGGCAGTATAATATGCTTTAGCACACGCTGTTATTTTTCCAGTACCGCTGTGAGAAATATCGTGAACTAATGCATCAACAATTAACCCAGTATCTCTTTCGCACATTGTACTGTCATAAACTAATGTACCAGTCATTGTTCCGGTACCATCATTTATCTGACGTAGCGATCCACCTGAAATATTTGAAATTGTAAATGTTGTCGAATTGACAACAGTTTTAACATAGTATGTTGTACCTGCGGTGACGCCGCCGATAGTTCCTGAGAACTTAATTGGCATGTTTGCTATCAAATTTGCCGTGGTCACACATGTGAATACATCTTGAGTCGATTCAGCTGCCGAAATACTAATAGTATAAGTGTAATTTACCCAATTAGTTATTTCCTTCATTATATACTGTTTGTTTTTAGTCAACAGCATTTTAGCACTTGGGTTTAAATACCCTTCTTCAACTTGTTTGGCAGCATAACGAACAGTTTTCCAAGGTTGGTCAATAGTTGCGCCTGCGCTTGGGTATGGTACGTCAGTTCCCAAAGGGCCAACGTAGACTAGCTTGTTGATTAACCCGTAGTTTGCCCATACAGGAAATCCGTTCTGACTGCGTAAAACTTGTCCGTTTGTGCCCACGGGTAATCTAGTAGGACCATTAGCACCGTAATAAACTAAATCGCCGCCGGTGGTTAAAATATTATATTCAGAACCAGCAGTTAATAAATTCCAATAAGTACCGTTCGTATCTGCGTCTGGTTTATTTCCACCACTAGCAGTGTGAGGATTAATACAAATGTATGAGTTAGCACCAAATGATGCAATATCACCTAATAAATACTCGGTACCAGATGTCCATGTAACAGATCCACCACTCGATGTAAATGTTGAAACTGCACCGCCTGACACACCAGTTATCGTGACTGTTATATTATTTGCTGGGCTGATGCCACCCAGTGAAGAACCTAAAATTGTTAATTTGTCGCCATTTGAATAGTTGACGCCTGCTTGACCTGCTGCTAATGTCACTGTATATACTGAGCTTGATCTAGTAACGTCAAACTTTGCTCCGCTACCTGTGCCGCTAGCTACAGTTGAGCTGACTGCTAGGTAAGTCTGGGGAGTATTAGTCCATCTAAACCCATTATTTAAACGAGACCAGTATGAGGTAGCAACTGCTGGAGTTTGTGCGCTGTTGTCAAGATTAGCAAGATAAGTATATCCACCATTTCTAACAACACTACCTATTTTATAATTTGTTCCAATATCCCATTCGCCGACAAATGTAAACCCTGTTGTAAATACTGCCCAGTCTCCGGCATTGGAAGTTGGCTGCTTATTAATATTATTTGTCTTAGCAATATATGAATAGCCGCCGTAAGTTACATTATCGCCTATCTGATACTGTGTGGAATTATTCCAGCTACTCTCAAATTGGAATCCGTTAACAAACACACTAAATTTATTAGTATCAATTGTGGTTCCACTAGATGTATGAGGTATTGTACAAATCCAAAGATCTGCACCGTACTTAACTACATCATTTTGTTTATATCTAATATTAGAAGAACTCCAATCTCCTAAGTATGTTATACCTTGATTAAAAGTATCCCATTTTGCTGAGTCTAATTCTAATCCTAATTGACTTGTTCCTGCAACTGTTCCTAATTGTGATACAGTATAGGTACCAGTCAATGCAAATGTTAACTGTGTAGTAGTACAAGTTAAAACTGTAAATGTTGCATTAACTGTATTAGTTGGAGAACTAGTAACAGTTGGAGCAAATGTAGCTAGGGTAATAGATGAACCTACTGCAAATGGAGCCACTGCTTGACTTGCGTAAGTTAATGTTGCAGTGCCTGCGGCCACTGTTAACCCCGTAGCTGTTAAGGTAGCAGTTGTTAATGCAGAAACGTGAGGTGTTTTACATACATAGGTGGTTCCGCCGTAGACTACAAAATCATTAAGTTTATATCTTGCATCGTTGCTCCAGGTACCTGCCCAATTAAACGAACTAGCAAATACTTCCCATTTGTTTAAATCTTGCTCTAATCCTAAATATGTAGGAGAAACATACGTGGCTGAAGTATGTCCTGATTTACAAATATAAACGGTTGCGCCATATTTTACTACTTGTCCTGGACTATAATAATGAGTAGGCAACCAATCGCCAGTCCATGATGTTCCGTCTGCAACAATGTTCCACTTTGAAGGTATAAAATCTAGATCAGTGTTGAATAATGAAGAAGCTGTGTGATTTACTACGCAAATGTAGCTCTTACCACCGTTGCTAACAACGTCATCTATCAAATATGGTTGGCCTGTTGTCCACGCGCCTTTCCACACGAATCTAATTCTACCTAGTTTAAATTCAGCCATTTGCTTTCATCCTTTTACTTTATATTTATCTTACTGTGTTATCTTAATATTTGAATTAAAAATCGTCCTTGGGAACTATTAACGACTTCATAAAGAACGACATTGCCATTCCATCACCGTCCCAGCCGCCTGATGCGCCACCGTTTCCGTCATTAATTCCGCGAACATTAACTTTACTTTTCATCTTAACATGCCAGCCGTCGTTGCCTTCTAAAATAGTGCTACCAATTCTATCAGGACCACCCACTAATACAGTACCAGCAATTAGCTGTCCTGTAAATGTATTTGATCCACCTTGTGTTAATTTTGCCCCTAAGTATGATTTAATTGCCTTTTGTGTTGGCACAATACTATTAGAGTTAGCAACAAATGTAGAGTCAGTACTAAACTGTGTTATAATAACACTATTGCTACCGACAGCAACACCACCAATCTTCAACTCGTTTAGTCCACTTAATCCAAATTGACTAGCACTTAGTGTAATAATGCCTGTTGCTTGTTCAACTGCAAACAATTTACCCACCCTAAAGTTTCCGTCCTGGTCAGTACTTGAATAAAATACTCGACCATAGTTAGCATCAATTGCCTCATTTTCTTGGGATAATACAGATGTAGTTGGGAATCCTGGATAATTAGATTGTTCAAAATTTCCGTAGCCGATGTTTAACAAATCGTGATTTGTTAACCGCACTTGACTATACTTTGTTCTAACTGATACTGCTGTACCATGTTCCGGAGATTTTCCTACTGTAATTTCAGGAGATACGTTAATCTTTGCAAGAATATTTGGAGTCACTGTTCCGTCTAATACTGTTGCATCGGTCACTTTATAGATAGTATCGTCTCCGGTAACAGCAAAGTTGTCACCGGCTACTGGTAGTCGAGACAATCCAGTAGCTATAAGAGTTAGCCCAGTTTGAAATTTTTCAGCATACCCGTCACCATTAATAGTTATAGTTGTTGTATTAGTATTATATCCAGATCCTTTACTAAAGAATGTAGGATTTGCCAAAACTGCGTTGCCTTTTAACGGGATAATTGATGCTATCTTAGTAGCATTTGTATCTACAATAGTAGTTGTCGGAACACTACTAGTATAGTTTGATCCGGGATCCCATTCATTTATTGATGTTATTTTTCCAGAAGTAACTAGAGCTCTTGATTTAGGTGTTGACCCGGCTGTTATTAACGTTGAGTAATTTGTTCCTTTTACTGTTAAAAATCGGCTAGTGCCTGCGGAAGATATACCGTAGGCAATTGCCCCCATATTAGGTATTGAATTTTTTGTATCCCAATTAAGTCCGTCTTCACTTATATAATTAACTGGTCCAAGAGTTTCGTCCCCGACTGCAACAAACACTCCATTCCCGTATGCAATATATGTTCCAACTACATTATATAAAGATGCAGTCCATACTATGCCGTCTGAGCTATAGGCAGCAGTTCCGCTAGTGCTAGAGATTGCGACAAATCTACCATTGCCAAACGCTACTCCTGACCAGGTAGTGCTCCTCGGCAATGCAGATGTATTAACTACCCAAGTTATGCCGTCTACACTATATGCTGCCGTAGTTCCGCCGGTTGCAATTGCAACAAATGTTCCGTTGCCGTAGGCTAAACTAGACCATGTGGTACTGGTTAAACCAGTACCGCTATTCCAGGTTGCACCTCGATTTGTAGAGTACGCACTCACGCCTGAATTACTTGTTATTGCAACAAATTTTCCATTACCGTAAACTACTTTACTCCACAATCCAATTGACGGTAGTGTCGCCGGCTTCCAAGTCACTAGATTAGAGTTAGAGTATAGTACTTTAGATCCACTGCCAGTGCCGCCACTAGATATTATAACCCAATAATTATTTCCGTAGGTAATACTCGACCATGTTGCAGAACTTGGTAAATCTTGTTGAGACCAAGATAATCCACTAGTAGAAACTGCTAATGTTTTATCGGCATTAGCAAGCCCGACCCAGGAGCCAGCGCCCCATGCTATTGCAACATATGTAGTGCCCGGACCTTGAGTAATTGTAGTTGTAGTTGTGGTTGTAAAAGGAGGTTTAGAATATACAATTCTTGGTTCTATACTATAAACAGTAGTAGAGTCAAATGACTGTACTAGGGCAGTTCCTGGATTTACATGATCCCACCCAATTTGACCTATTTTCATAGATCCTGTATCGGTAGTTAACGCAACATCTGAAGGCCCGCTTGGTGCTGAACTTATAGTAAATGTATTTGTAGTTCCTTTAGTAATAGTTCTAACATAGTAGGTTGTTCCTCTGACAACTCCTCCCAATAAAGGAACGCTGAATGTTCCTGTCATAGTGCCTGAATCACTAGTTAATATTTTCTTAACAGTAGAACTAGTAGCATTGAGTGTTCCGGTAGCAGTAGTTAACGATACCATATTTCCAGTTGTTCTAACAATACATTGGCCTGCGCCTGCGGTTAATGCTACAGGGGATGCACTAGTTCTGCTAGTTCCGGTCATAGAGCCACTTTGGGCTTGTACAGTAAAATTACTACTAGTAGTCCTAAACGATACATTGCCTGTTCCTAGCTGTAAACTAAAAGTATTGCCGCCAGGTGATTGGCTAATTGTAAAATCTGTAGGAGAATTAATAGCAGATATATAATAAGTTGTTCCTGAAATAATATTTCCAAATGTGACTCCGCCGAAAATAATAGGATTATTTGCAACAAATCCGGTAGTATCAGCGACTGTTATTAGATTCGAAGTAGGAGCTGTAGCAGTAGCAGTACCAGATATTATTCCTCCAGATATTGAAAATCTAGTTGGATCATAAATCCTATTAACATAATAAGTTATACCTACTTGAATATTACCAAATGTTGTACCACTAAATGTTATTGGATTTAATGGAGCCAGTGTGCCGGTTGAGCCGCTAGTTGTTAATACATTACTATAAACTACAGTACTAATAGTTACTGATGTCTGTGCTTGTGTCACTACTATGCTTAACGCTGTCGATGTTGCACTAATTTGTAAAGTTGTAGAATTATTTACATACAATACATAATATACTTTGTCATTAACTATTCCGCCAAATGTTGTGCCGGAAAATATTATAGGATTTCCTATAACAAAACCTGTGGTATCTCCTACTGTTATTAAGTCTCCTTGATCCTGCACTGATGTAGCTGTTGTAGTTGCAACTGAGGATGCTATTGTTATACTTGTACTATTGATAAGGTGATTAATGTAGTATTTTGTATTAGGTTGAATATTTCCAAAAGATGTTCCTGTAAATTTAATAGGATTTAATGGTACTAGTGCATCGCTACTATCTAGTGTAATGGCGTTAGTGACTATTGTAGATGCCGACGCGGTAGGAGTTATTAGGGATTCTGAAATTGTAAAATTATTAGCATCTAAAACATCATTAATATAATAATCTGTACCAGCTACTATTGTTGATAATACTGCTCCTGTAAAATATATAGGTAAATTAATATCCATATTACTAGTACTACCACCTAAATAGCTAGTATTTGATGGATAGTTTAATGTCATTGTGCCAGAGGCGGTGTTTAATAATATTGCAGTGCCACCAATGGTTAATGACACTTGTAAATTAAAGTCGTCAATAATTGCTGAAACATAGTAAGGAAAATTAGAAGTCACCCCGCCGTAAGTTGTTCCAGAAAAAGTGACTTCCATATCTAAAGTTAGCTGTGTTGTGCTGGTCACTAGTAGTGTATTAATTTGACCGCCGATTGTACTAAGGACACTAACTCCGCTTTGGCCAACTAATGTCACACTAGTGTCATAGGTAGTTGGTATAAATTGCACAGGCTGATTAAAATATAATGAGTTAACATCTTCCAATAACCCCAATGTTAACACATTAGTACTAGTTGTAGTATTTGTTATATTAAGTTGAGTAAAAGATTCTTTTAATATTGTTGCAATTTTAAGGGTACTATCGTAATAAGAAATATAACCGTATTGGCCGGCTCCGATTCCGCTGTTTACAAATACACGCATGCCGAGATAAGTTTTTTGGCCGCCTACATCCGAGCCTGCTATTGTAATAGTCGACGAAGTTCCTGATTGAGCATTATTGGTTATTAGTTTATATCCGGTCCCTCCAGTTATCCCGTCAGATTCTAGAAGACGTGTTTGATATATACTACTAGTTCTAATTTCGTTTCCTATAAGATCTACTCCCGAACCTGCACCCACTACGTCATAATTTGCGTAGGCGGTAAATTGATTAGTAGAAGTTTTTTGATAAAATCCAATATTTGTACCAACTTCTAACTGTGCGCCATATAATAGCGTATATGCACTATTGCCAAGTTGAGATCTTGGATAGATTTTTATTTGTAAATTGTTGTTTAATCCCGATACGTCATAGAATTGAAAGGATACTCGGTACCATCCGGCATTTGATGATACAGGAGTAGCCGAGTATATTGACGGTATCATTCCGTTTAAAGCTGCACTTGGAGAAATTGTTCCTGTATTAAAATTAAAACTAATTTTACTTGTTGCTGTTGAATATCCGCTAAATGTTGCTGTTAAATCAAAAATACTTGCATTTCCGTATTTGCAAAAAATGCTAAATGTATACGGCTGAATACTACCAGCTGGTACTGTACCTACCGATGTTATCTTAGAAATAGTAGTACTGGCTAATTCTGTCACTGTTATAACTAGGTCATTGGTCCCTGTTATTCCGCCTAGTTGAGCACCTAATATTCGAATTTGATTTGTTGCAACGTATCCACTACCACCATTATTAATCGAAACAGTATAATCAGTACTAGTCACTATAATGTCAAATGTAGCAAGTGTTCCTCCGCCTGTTATATTAACGCCAGAAACTGCGGTATATGATGCACCAGAAGGTGCAATAATTACGTCCTGATAAAGATAACTGCTATCAGTTCCAGAAGTGTTGCCAGTTGCAATCCAAGCATCTGATTGATTCGTATAGGGGTTTAAAATTGACTGTACTAGTGTCACATTGCCGGCAACATCCGGAGTCCAATTTGTAAAATTATTACTATGTTTTAACAAATTAGTTACTGGATTAGAATATTCTTGACCAGCGTGACTATATTGTAATTTTAAAATGTTTGCGGTAGCACCTAATGCACTCAGCGGGGTTGCCGTTGCTTCGTAATACCGATTATAAACCGTTCCTGTAATTGGTGTTTCAGTCGCATCATATCCTTCGGCAATAACTCCATAATTACCATAAGAGCTATTACCGTTAGTAGCACGTATACGACCTCCTGCCTCTGCAAAATATCCAGAGTATGCATAATAAGAGAATACAGAAACTAATTCCGTTAACGCTCCGGGGCCTGTACACCATACTCCAATGCCATCTGAAATAATTTGTGTAAAATCATTAGAGACAATAGACTTATTTCCACCATTGTGTAATGTTCCGTCAATCTTATTTCCAACACATCCAGTACCAAAAGTTGTCACGTTTTGTATATACGGGCTTCTTCTGTAAATCCAGGCACTAGTATCATCTTGACCTGTTCCCGGGTCTAAACATACAAATGCTCCGCCAGTTGGGCGTCGTGTAGTGTAGGTATTAGGTTCTGTTAATGTTCCTAACAATCCAGACAATGTCATATTTCTAATGCCTGTTCCATTTTGTACACGGAACATATCTTGTAATGCATCGCCACCATATACTTTCATTTGACTAGTAAAATTAGTTAAAGTGACATCTGACAATCTTCCGTCAACGCCTGGTGTAGTAGTAACTGAGAACGTTGTTGAGGTTATACTTGTACCAATAACATAATAGCTAGCGCCAGCAGTTAACCCTCCAAATACTGTAGATGCTATTTCGTTAACTGGATATATTGACACAAATTGAACCCTTGTATTGTTTACCATACCTGTCGTGGTTGTTACCTTGATAGTACCGTCAACAAATGTTCTAGTTGCAATTGTATTAATAATATTGTAAGGGTATACTATAACGCCTCTAAGTTCATCGCCGTTAAGAGCAGTATTTGCCGGAACTACAATAGGAAGACGTTCATGATAGTCTCCAGTTTTGATCATTATTGTTGCGGTTAATCCTTGATTCTCTGTAGGTATAGAACTAACATTACCAGCACTTAATGCAGTAATAACAATACTTTGAAATCCGGTTATATTAGTTAATATGGTAGATAAATCTAAAATTGGATTACTAAAAGACTGGGATACTGGAAATTGTACAGCGTTTAATGTTTGATATGAAGGAGAAACTGGAGTATTATTTAATACACTGTTAACTATTGAATAAATTTGATTAATTGTTGCTATAAAATAATTAATTTCACTTGCAACACTAGTATTAATAAATTTATTACCATACTCTTTATCAAAGAATGAAAATGCAAACGCAACAGTTTGACTATTGCCTCCTCTTGAAATATCATAAGCAATTGCGTCAATTAAGTATCCAGTATCTCTTTTTGTTTTTGTTGCATCAAGTATTGTAGAAGTAGTAAATGGTGAAAGGTTATTAGTAATTTGATATAATTGCCATTCATATGCTTCAGCAGTTATAAATGCCCTATTAGCAGATAATATGTTTTTAACGTCAGGGTGCAACACGCCGGAAGCAACACGCTCACATGCATATTTTATTGTTTTAAACGGATTATCCCAAGTATATCCACTAGTTGGCGCGTCTATTCCAGTTGGCGCAACATAATATAGTGCTGGGCTTTGGAACACGTTGGACCATGTCGGTACACCGTTGACAGATTTTAAAAGATATCCCTCTGCTCCTATTCCTAATGCTGAATTTTGTCCGCCAGCACTAACAATTAAGTCTCCTGGGATATTTAATACATTGTAATAATCATGATTAAATTGAATAGTCCAATACGCATTGACTGTATCGACGTCTGGTCGATTGCCTACTAGAGAAGTATGAGTTGCTACACATTTATAAGTTTTATTAACCCATACTGCAATATCACCTACAACATATGAAGTACTAGCAATCCATCTATTTCTCCAGCGAGTACCTGGTATTAATGCTACCCAATAATTACCACTAACCCCTGCAAATTTTAAACTAGCACCATCTATAATAGATGGGTATGGTGCTTGACTAATTGTTAAATTAACGCCGTCTACAACTGCTGTCACAAATTGTGCTTTATTAAATCCTAATCCAGAAATTATCATCCCTGGATAGATATTAGTAGTGCTAGCAACTACTAATGTAGTCCCGCTACTACCTGCGGCAGTATAGGTAGTAGTAGTTGCTAGACCTGTCGGGTCTTGTCCTATATTATCTTGAGTAGCTTCAAATACGTTTCCGCCACGACGAACTACAGTACCTATTTTATAATTAGTAGCAATATTCCAATCGTCATTAAAGCTATATCCAGTTGTTAACAATTGCCATTGTGACGCACTTGTAGACGGAACATAATTTATATTATTAACAACAAGGTTAATATATGAGTATCCTCCATAAAGTACAACAGTTCCTGGCTGGTATGTAGTTAATGAGTTCCAGGTAGCACCTGCGCTAAAATCTGTACCAGGCATCCATAATTCCCACACAGCCGACAAATTTAACGGGTCAAGTGTTCCGTCGAACGGTAGTGCAGAAGTATGATCTTGTCTACTGATCCAAAGATCTGGACCGTATTTAACTATGTCGTTAATTTTGTAAGAAGTGCTAGCAGTCCAAGTTCCCCTATATTCAATTCCTATATCTAAAATTTCCCAATTGGCATACGAAGGGTGAGTTAATGTAGAAGTGTGTTCTACGGTACAACGATACGCAATACCGCCATATTTAACAACATCGCCAATTTTATAAAAATGGGCATTTGAAAAATTTCCAATCCATGTACTATTAACTTTATAATAAGTTGTCCAGTTAGCAAGATCAATAGTAGTAGATCCGCTAGTGTGATTAGTCGTACATTCATAAATTGTACCTCCGTAGTGTACAATTTCGCCTAGGGTGTATAGCGTATTTGGTGTCCATTCGCCCTTCCAGCTTGTACCTTCGGTCATAATGACCCAATATGGCTTAACTTCACCGCTTGGTTCTACATTATAATAATTGGCGTAAAAATCAGTAGAGGTGTGCGGTTCAATACATACATAAGTTTTACCATTATATGATGCTACCGCGTCTCTATTATAGAATGTAGCAGTGTTCCATGCCCCCTTCCATGTGTATCGCAGTCTACCAATTTTAAATTCTGATGCCATTTTAATTTTCCTTGTTCGTCTCTATTTACTTAATATGAATTATGGAGTTATTATTAACTCTGCAGGATATACATACGTTTGATTAATTCTAACAATTAACTCTCCAGCTTCATTAATATAGTAATATACATTTTTACTATCCCAACGATATTGGTCCCAAACTAGATTAGCATATGGTCTTGAATGATCTTCTGCAAGTCGGCCGTCAAAGAAATCAACACCGTATTCAAAATCACTAAAATCACCGTCTGCTAGACCAGACTGATTAATAGTGATAGTACCAGATGATGTTATTTGGTCTACTTTAGAAAAATAAACTAAGCCGTCATCGTCGCGACGTATTGCGTAAAAATATCTAGGATTATCTGTTCCTAATATTTCTGTTAGTGAGCTTTCTTGACCAATATAATATGTCATAATATTTTTCCTTAGATTAATTCTACATAACTGGCAATAACATCTAATGCATTGTCAATATTAGCAGTAATTGTTAGTGTATTGCTAGGAGCTAAGATTAATTTTTCACCGCCGTTAATAACCCGCAGACTAGCGTTAGGTGGTATAATAATTTGTTTTGCGTAGTAGCCTGTCACTTCTGAATCGTTAGTTAGTTGGATATCAACTAGGATAATTCCGTTTGTTAAATTTGCTAGACTCATACCAATAACAGTATGACGAGCATTTGCTGCCGTTGTCAATACCGTGACTGGGGTCATACCTACGTTGTTAACTACTGCGTTTCTAAAAAATGATGCCATGTTCTTTTATCCAAATATAATTGCGCTAACAATACCAATATCCGTTGCTTCTGCAACTGTCACGCCGCCGCCTGCAGCTTGTCCAGCATTAACCCAGTTAGCACCATCCCATACTTCAACTCGGAAATTCCCAGGATCGGTATTGTAGCGCAACATACCGACTGCAAATAATGGAGGACGTTGTTCTGTAAGTCCTGTTGGAATAACAAATCCACCAGTATTACTAATCTTAACGTAGCCATCCCCTGTTTGATTAATATATGTTATACTGTTATTTACAGTATTTGTAATCACGTTGCTGTTAAACGAAAAATTACCAATTCTAACTGCGCCAGATCCGTTTGGAGCAAGTACTAAATTTGTATTAGTTGTAGTTGTTGAAATAACATTATTATTAACATTAATTGCGCCCACATCTAAGTTAGCAACATTTAATCTTGTTGATGTTAAGTCTGCAACCTGAGTTCCGTTAGTGTAAAAACGGATTGTATTGTCGTTAGCACCAGGAGTTAGTTCTGCTGTGATTTTTGTGTTGCCGTCAGCATCTTCAAGGCCGTCAAGTCTAACCCAAGCAGTACCATTGTGCCCTTCATAGCGAGTTAAATCTGTGTTAAATCTAATCATACCGGCTGCGCCAGTAGGACGATCAGCAGTAGCACCTACAGGTATTTTAATACTTTGTGTAGAGTTAACACTAACTATGCCAAATCCGTTTGGAGTTAGCACCATGTCAGAGCCAGTGTTAATTCTTATTTCGTTTTCTTGTACGTCAAACTGCTCTAATACAATATAGCCAATACCAGCAGCTTGTAATTGTAAATTACTACTGCTAACAGTAGTTTGAATAGTATTACCGTTGATACTGATATTACCAGTACTAAATGTTCCAGATGTCACTGTACCAGTATTATTAATTGTACTAGTAGTACTTGTTCCAACGACTGTTAGATTATTCTCAATGGTGACATTATTTGTAGGAACATAAATTCTACCAGTACCTGCGGCACTTAATTGTAAATTATTATTGCCAATTGTAGTTGTTATAATATTATTTGTTATATTAACATCTTTAAATTGTGCAATATTATCTACAGTTAAATTCCCACGTAGAGTATAACTACCAGTTTGATCAACATCGCCAGTTTGTGTAGTAGCACCAGTTATTGTTAGCGTACCTGTTATACTTGTACCAGCTAAGGCGGTATTTCCATTAACAGTTAGTGTCTTACCTAGACTAACATTGCTAGTTGGTACATAAATTTTACCGATACCCGAGGCTTCTAATACAAGATTACTATCTCCAGTTCTGCTGGTTATAGTATTTCCATTTATAGAAACATTAGTAGTATTAAATGTATCAGAAGTTATAGTGCCAGTATTGTTAATAGTTGTAGTACTAGTGGTACCTGTCACTGTCAATGTTTGTGTTATGCTAACATTGTCATCAGGAACTATAACTATACCTGTACCATTGGCTTTTAATATTAAATTATTGTTGCCAATAGTAGTTGTTATAACATTAGTATCAATCTTAATGTCTTGAAACTGTGCGGTAGACCCAACTGTTAGTGTGCCGGTTATTTCTGTACTGCCGGTTTGTGTTAGATTGCCGGTTTGCGTCACTGCACCAGTGTGCGTCACTGTACCAACAACGGTTGTATCTTTTAAGTATGTTGTTCCATTAACTGTTAAATTTTGATCTAACTGTACATTATTTGTAGGAACATAGATTTTACCAGTGCCGGCTGCTTCAAGTACAAGATTACTATTACCTGTTCTACTGGTTATATTGTTGCTGGTTATACTAACATTAGTTGTGTTAAATGTACCCGATGTCACCGTGCCAGTATTACTAATTGTACTAGTAGTTGTAGTTCCAACTACAGTTAATGTGTTTTCAATAGTGACATTATTTGTAGGAACATATATTCTGCCAGTGCCGGCTGCACTTAATACTAAATTATTAGTACCAACAGTGGTTGTAATAGTGTTAGTATCAATTTTAATATCTTGGAACTGAGAAGTTGATCCAACTGTTAATGTACCAGTAATTTCAGTACTACCAGTTTGTGTCACATTACCAGTTTGCGTCACATTACCAGTTTGCGTCACCGTACCTACAATTGTAGTATCTTTTAGATAGGTAGTTCCGTTGACTGTTAAATTTTGATCTAGTTGTACATTGCTAGTAGGAACATAAACTTTACCAGAACCTGCGGCCTCTAATATTAAATTATTATTACCAAGTGTAGTATAGATAGTATTGTCATCAATAACAATATCACCTGTAGTAAAACTATTTGAAGATACTGTAGTGTCAACATTTAAGGTGTTGACATCGATATAACCTGTCACTGTTAGATTATTATCAATCTGTACATCATTAGACGGAATATAGATTTTGCCAGTACCGTGAGCACTTAGAGTTAAGTCGTTATTACCAATAGTAGTTTTTAATTGATCACCTGTGATAAGAATATCAGCAAATTGTGCATAGCCACTAGTAGTAAATGTGCCAGTTAAATTAATATTTCCAGTTTGTGTTAGATCACCGGTCTGATTTAATGCTCCAACGTGTGTTAGTATTGCTGGAGTTCCAACAGTTCCAATGTTTGTATCTTTTAAAGTAGTAGTTCCGTTGACAGTTAAGTTTTGACTTAACAATACATTGTTGTTTGGAACATAGATCTTACCACTACCGTTAGCTTGTAATGTTAGGTTTGCGTTGGTGGCAGTTGTGCGAATAACATTAGTGTCAATTTGTACATCAGCAACGGAAACTTGCGATGCGTACAGGTGTAGCCACTGTAGGAGTGCAGTGCCTAAATTATAAGTAGGTACGCTTAATGGATTTGTAGGAACAATATCACTGTTAACGCCAGCAACAAAACTAACTGTATCGCTTGCTTGATCACCAATGGTAATATTTCCGCCAATGGTGACATTACCTGTGACATCTAAGTTGCCAGTGATATTAACATTGCTCTGTAGGTTGATTAAATTGCTAGCCGCACTAACATTAAAATCTTGTGTTAAAGTTTGAATAGTGTTGCCGCTGATTCTAAAATCACCTGTTTCAATCTTAGTAGCATCTAAGAATGTGACGTCACCTAGACCGTTATCAAATGTTAGGCTAGTTCCAATTGTGACATCAGAGTTGGTAAAGCTAACTTCACCTGTTTGTTGATTAACGTAGAACAAATCTCCAACTCGGAAATCGCCCTTGTGGTCAACGCTATTATAGTAAATCTTTGCCTTGTTTAATTCAACGATTTCATTAGCTTGAATAACAGTAGTAGGATCATTAGAACTTTCTTTGCCATTGCCAATATAGGCTAAGTTCTGTCCAATTAGATAGGCAATAACGCCAGCACCGTCACCGTAAACACCATAGTTTCCGTACACGCCAGCTGAAGCAATACTGCGAACTTCAACACCAAAGTCTGAGTAGTCTGCAAAGTCAATAATTGTTGCACGGCCACCTGCTGATGTTCTTAGGTCTTGTAGAGTAATGCCGTTGTCTGCAATGGCTGTACTATTGTTTGTACCGTTAAGTGTTAATAATAGTACAGTGTCCAAATCGCCAGTTAGCTGTACAGTTGGTAATGTGAAT